TACTCAAATTACTTTTGCATACGATGGGGTATACAATTTACAATACTCTATACAATTTTTAAATACAGCCACATCTACTGCAAGTAATAATATAGTAAATGTATGGCTAAGAAAAAATGATAGTGGAAGTGCAGGTGATATAGCTGATACAAATAGCCAGTATACTGTACCTCTTAGTCATGGTGGAACAGATGGTACTTTAATTGCAGCTATTAACAATATTATCAAGTTAAATGCTGGGGACTACATACAGTTAATGTGGCAGACAGAGGATACTACAATTTCAGCAAAAACAATAGCAGCAGGTACAACTCCCACTACACCTGAAGCTCCTTCCGTTATATTTACTGCCCAACTAATAACATATACTCAAGCAGGTACCAATGGTACTTCCGGAACTACCGGTACAAGTGGGTCTTCTGGTACTTCTGGAAATAATGGCACCTCTGGAGTTAATGGTACATCAGGCAGTTCTGGTATAAATGGTACTTCTGGAACAACAGGTTCATCAGGGTCATCAGGAGTTTCAGGATCATCGGGAATAAATGGTACTTCAGGTGTATCTGGTTCTAGTGGGTCATCGGGAGTAAATGGAACAAATGGAACTTCCGGAATTAATGGAACAAGTGGTGTAAATGGTACATCAGGATCTTCTGGTAATACCGGAAGTTCTGGTACATCTGGTGTTAATGGTAGTAATGGTACATCTGGTAACACTGGTTCATCCGGTACTTCAGGTAACAATGGAACTAGTGGCAATAATGGTACTAGTGGAACTAGTGGAGCTAATGGATTAAGTGGAACTAGTGGAACTAGTGGCTCAGGTACTGGTGCTAATGCAGCTCTATCTAACTTGTCTTCTGTAGCTATTAATACAGATCTTATATTAGGAACTTCAGATGGGGGTGCATTGGGCTCTACTGCAAAACAATGGAGTGATTTGTTTCTTGCAGAAGGAGGAGTAATAAATTGGGACAATGGAGATGCTACATGTACTCAAACAGGAGATGATATAACTTGGGCAGGTATAACTACATTTCAAGTTGGTACTTCTACAGCTTTTACTACAGGTACTATAGAACTTGGACATGCTTCTGATACAACTTTGTCTAGAAGTTCTGCAGGAGTATTAGCTGTTGAGGGAGTAGTAGTACCAACTATAAGCTCTACAAATACTTTTACAAATAAAAGAATAACTCCTAGAGTTAATACTACTACTTCTACTGGATCTCTTACAATAGATTCAGATGCAACTGATAACTATACAGTAACAGCATTAGCTGCTGCTATGACAATTAATGCTCCTACAGGTACCCCTACTGATGGACAAAGACTTGTAATAAGAATAAAAGATAATGGTACAGCCAGAGCACTTACCTGGACAACAGGTTCTTCTGGTGCATTTAGAGCTTCATCTGATCTTGCTTTGCCTACAACAACAGTAATAAGTAAAACATTATATTGTGGTTTTATGTGGAACTCTGCTGATAGCAGATGGGATTTATTAGCTTACTTAAATAATTTCTAATGATTACTTCAGAACAAGAGCAATCAATAATTGAAGCTGTACAGACATATATTATTCAAGTAGTTCCTGTTGAACAACAAGCACAGTTTATGGCTGGAGCAGAATATGTTATATCTATACTAAAACAATAATATGGCAATATCCATAGTTGTAACACAAGCATCTCAATTTGGTGCTACTGGAGGTACAAGTGTAGGAATAAACACTACAGGTGCTGACCTTATAGTGGTTGCTTTAGAATACCGTAGAGCTTCTGGATCTAATTTATCAGATAGTAAAGGTAATGTTTGGACAGCTCTTACTGACTACCAAGAGGCATCTTCTAACTCTGCTGTAAGAATGTATTATTGCTCAAATCCTACAGTAGGTTCTGGTCATACTTTTACTACTACTTCTACTTTCTCTGGGCTATGTGTAGTTGCAGTAAGTGGTGCTAGAACAGCTACTTCTCCATTTGATCAACAAAATGGTTCCACAGGAGGAACATCTTCTAATCCACAGGGCCCTGGGTCTATTACTCCATCTGTTAATGGATGTCTTGTAGTAACAGGTTTTTATCAGGCTACTACCGGTAGTGCTCCTTCATTACCATCTGGTTATAATCTAGTTGGTACATGGCCTACAGCTACTGCATTTCTTGGTGGTGTTGCATATGTAATACAAACTACAGCAACTGCTACAAACCCTGGTTGGGGTCCAGGTAATGTTGGAGCAACATATGCAACAAACATTGCTAGCTTTATGCCACCTGCAGTGGCACCAACAACAAATGGAAAATTTTTCTTTTTGTTTGGATAGTATATTTAAAACTAACTATTTTATTTAATAAATAATATGTTGTTAAATAAAACATAGTACATTTGTCTTATGCAAAAGCTTCTTTTTGTAACTCCACATTTATCTACTGGTGGCCTTCCTCAATACTTAGCTAAACAAGTTGAACTTCTTTGTACTGAGTATGAGATTTATGTAGTAGAGTATAATGATGTTACAGGTGGAGTGTTTGTTGTACAAAAAAATAAGATCAAGGATCTTATAGGAGACAAACTAATTACACTTCTTTTTCCTCAGCAACTACAGAGGATATTAAATTCTATTCAACCAGATATTATACATATTGCAGAGTTTTCAGAATCTTTTATAGCACCTTATCTATTAAAAGTAATTTATAGCCCGGATAGAAAATACAAAATATTTGAAACCTCTCATGGTTCTCATTATCAGTATAAAAAATATTTACCAGATGCTTTTATTTTTGTAAGCCCCTTTCAAATAAATCAGTACAAGTCTTTAAACACACCTATGTATTTGGTAGAGTATCCTATTGAACAACATACAAGAGGAGATAGAACAGAAGGACTTAAATTATTAGGACTAGATCCAGCAAAGAAACATGTTTTAAATGTTGGGTTATTTACACCAGGTAAGAACCAGGCTGAAATATTTGAGTATGCCAAATTGCTTCCTGATATTGAATTTCATTTTGTAGGAAACCAAGCTATTAATTTTAGTGAGTATTGGAAACCTTTAATGGCAGAAAAGCCAAATAACTGCACTGTGTGGGGGGAAAGAAATGATGTAGACAACTTTTACAATTGTATGGATTTGCTTTTGTTTACATCACAACTGGAACTTAATCCATTAGTTATCAGAGAAGGTATAAGTTGGAATATTCCTATATTAATGTACAACCTTCCTGTTTATAATAACAACTATGACTCTTATAAAAACATTAAGTTTCTTTCCAGTAACAAAGTTAGAAATTTAAAATTAATAAAAGGAGAAATTATTTCTAAAAATACAGAGATAGTAGTTATAACTGCATACCCAGATACAGAGCAGAAAATGGGCTATCTTAATGAGCTCATAGACAATGTTACTTCTTTTGGCTATGATATAATGATTAGTACTCACTATCCTATACCTGACACAGTTAAAAACAAAGTGACTTATAATGTAGTGGATTGTACTGATAATCTTCTTTATAAGGAAGAATATGAAAAGCATGGAGTAGTCAATATTATATATAATGTTACTGATGACCGAAAACTTATAAAATCAACTGACTATACACATGGATATGCTGTATGGACTTTATGGGAAAATGCTGTTTTGTATTTAAAAGAAATAGACTGGTATGATAAAATACATTTTATAGATTATGACTGTATAGTACAAGACAAAAGATACTTAGAAAATCATTCAGCTTTGCTTGATCAGAGTAGTTTTGTTTTTTATAAATCAACTGATTATTATAACACTGAGAACAGAGTAACTACTAATTTGTTTTCTGCCCAAGCAAATGCTGCTTATGAACTTTTTACTACTATAAACAGTAAGAAAGACTTTTTTGTAAATGAGTATAACACTTCAATAATAGAAGATATTCTTCACAAACTTCTTGGCAAATACAGATATAAGTATGCAAGTTTACCAGCTGCTGATTTATATAGATTTGGTACTAAGTACAACATGGTAAATATAACTAACCTAGAACTGACAAATTTTCAATTTGATGATTTTAAGTTTAATGTTTACAGCTACTCAGACACACATGATCTACTTTACTTAAATAATCTTAGTGATAGTTTGTTAGTAGACTCTACTTATTACGCAGAGTTACCTGGGGAATCTATTTACTTAATACCAAAGATGCAGGTACACAAAATAAACTACCAAGATAAAGAAATTATTATTGACATGTTGGTACATTCAAAATACAATAGTATAGAAATATACAATAAAAATATTGTAAAACAATGAAAGATCTTCTATTAAGCATTTACAACAAAACTACAATAAACAACCGGGCCAATCTTGTTTGGAAAAATGATATAAGTATTTCTTTTATACTAGGAGCCAATGTACGTATTTCAGGAAATACACCTGCTTCTTATAAGGTAGAGTTTATTGATCAGGATACTGGTATAATAGACTATGTTACTACTATAGGTAATAACCAGTGGTGTAAAACAAATAAAGAGTACTGTATTAACTGGCTTATTAATGTATATGAAAATAATCAGCTAATAGCTAGCCATTCTTTTAGTCCTACAGGTAAAAGAGTATTAATTTACTTTGACTCAAAAGCTCTTGGAGACACAGTTGCTTGGTTTGCTAAAGTAGATCAATTTCAAAAGAAATACAATTGCAATGTAATAGTATCTACCTACCATAATTACCTGTTTGAAAAAGAATACCCTCATATAGAATTTGTTGAGCCTGGAACAGAAGTACCTAATTTGTATGCTCAATATACTGTGGGATTCTTTCATGCAGGAAAAAAAGCTGACTATAATAGGTCTCCTATAAATTGCAGAACAAAGTCTCTTCAGGATAGTGCAAGTGCTGTGCTTAATCTTTCCTCTGCAGAAATCCGGCCAAAGATAACACTACCACAAAAGTCTACAGATATAAAAGAAAAATATGTAGTAATAGCTCCACATGCTTCTAGCCATGCTAAATACTGGAATAACCCAGGTGGGTGGCAAATAGTAATTGACTACCTAAATTCTATTGGATACAAAGTAGTAATGATTACCCAAGAAAAACTAGGAGACCCATTACATGACAATAAGTTATATGGAAAATTACAGAATGTAATAGATAAAACAGGAGATATCCCTATACAAGAAAGGTTAATAGATATAAAAGGAGCAGCTTTGTTTATAGGACTTGGCTCTGGATTATCATGGTTGTCTTGGGCTTTAGGAACAAAAACTATTTTAATATCTGGATTTAGTCTTCCTCATACAGAGTTTCAGGATTGTATCAGAGTTAGCCCCACCAATCCATTTACCTGCTCAGGATGTTTTAACAGAGAGTGGTTAGACCCAGGAGACTGGGACTGGTGTCCAGAGCATAAGGACTCTGAAAGAGCATTTGAGTGTACAAAAAAAATATTACCAGAAACTATTATAGAAAGTATTAATGTAATTATTAGAAAATAATTTATGTCTATTTTTTGTTTTTAAAAAATTAAAAGGATTATTATTTGTACTTTATAAAATTTTTAGTATCTTAATGGTGTAATATGGAACCTGTAAGTAGTAATAATCAATCAAAAACTTGTCCTGATATACTCAGTTCAAGCTGTATTACATGGAGTGGCAATCCTATTCCAGGTACATGTGGTGTAACTAATATTACACAAGTTATTAGTGCTATTAATGCTTCAGTACAAGAAGTAGCAGATTGTTGCAAAGGGACTTTTCCTCTTGGGCATCAAAGTTGCTATACTGGTAGCTGGGTAAATTTTAGCAGTGGTATTGTAGCTTCTGGATCAAGTCCTACTTGTTCCTGGACTGTAAATACAGGCATTACAGCCTACGGACCAGCTCAATATAAATGGACAAAAGAAGGTGATTTAAAAATAAGAGGTGGGTTTAGGCTGATAGTTACTCCTACATATAGTGTAGGTTCTGCAACTGTACCAATGGGGACTTTGTCTACTACTTGCTTTCCTACTGGTGCTACTGATTCTCAGTTTAATATTACAGCAGTGGACCCATTGTCAAGTAGTCCTAATAGTAGTGTTATTCTTTCAGGGGGAGTTGGTATAAATGTATTAACCGGTGCACTGTTTTTTGGATTTAGTTTTTCTAATATATTATTAACAACAATGACTTGTGATATTTCATTGGGGGGTACAACATTTAATTTAGCTTAATATGCCGCCACTTCAACCATATGTAAGTAATGTACCTCTTCAGGTAGCAAAGAATCTTAGGTTTCTTGATCAGGCAGGCATACCTGTAACTGAGATGTTGCCTATTGGTATGAATGGTAGTACGGTAGCAGATAACCCTACTACTGGCTATATATCAAGGATAGGTGCTTTATTAAGTGACCAAATTGATCTTTATACTAATGTTACAAACATACTGGCACAGTATGCTACTGACATTTCTACATTACAAGCAGATGTACTTGCTTTACAACAATCCGGCACTACTATACCTGTAGTAAATGGTTATTGTTTTACTAACAATAATCTTGAACTAATTACTACTGTTGTTGAAGATATTGCACAAAACTCTTGTGATTATAACACTGTACTTGGTACCACTACAGCTCTTACATCTGCAATTCTTGCTGAAGGAGCAGCTACTTTGAATGCTTTACCTGCTTTTAGCCAAAACAGTGTTATGGCAGGATTATCAGGGTGGACAAGTAATCCTGAAACTATTGCTGATAGTATTAGTAATATATGGATATCTTATTTGGATTCAAGAGCAGGTGTAACTAAAGCAATTGAAGCAGTTACTCCAAATTGTTCTCAGGTAATAGTAGATTACCAGCCGGTATACAGTTCTTCTCTTGGAGGATTTAATTTGTATTTTAGTGGGTATAGTTTCTTTCCTTTAGGGTATGATGACATAGGTAGTACTGTAGAAATAACAGACGGTTTAGGGGGTATATTGTATACTTCTTTAAACATTATTACTCAGGCTGCTTCTGTAAATCCTTTATTTTTATCTATATCAGGATCTACTCTTTCTCCAACTGCTGCTTCTTACCAGGTAAGTGTTACATCAAGTGTAGCTAATAATGCAATTGGTACAACTTGTATAAAAACAGTTATAAGATCTACTCAGGTTGCTCAAGTTAATTATACTTCTGCAAATTATAGTGCATATATAAGTGGTTCAGTTTCTACTATCCCCATAGTATCAGGGCTGTCATATAACCCTAGTTTTGTAGCAATTACCCCAACTGATTCATATACAGGTACATTATTACAAACAAATCCTTATTATATTCAATATGTTGCAGGTGGGGCTGATTTGACTTTTATAACACCTGTAAATACAGGAAATGGTAGTATAGTTAACTTTAATTGGCTGGCATATAAATCAGGATAGTAATGTGTAATTGTTCTTCAATACCAAGTAATATATGTAATCAATGTATAAGTGGGCTACCTTGTGGTTGTCCTCCTGATTATAATGTAATACCTCAACCAGTTACAGGTTGTTACTGTTGCCCAGATGGTTATACATTTAGTGGACCAACGGCAAATTATGAAAATGGATCATGTACACAAGTAGGATCATCTCCTCTTATTATAATAGATGCTGCTCCATGTAATGATTGTGAAGAAAGTATATCTTCTACTTGTATTAAGTTGCCTACTATAAGTTGTTTAGGATTACCTGAGGGGGCAAGTGTAACAGATTTGGCTAACTATTTATGTAGTGAGGCTTTTGTCAGTATGATCTTAACAAGGATAGGACTGAGTACTACTTTAAAAACACAGCTTTGCAGTATTAATAGTACTTGTCCTCCTACACCAAGTGGTACTACTCCTATTATTGGCCCTATTATTGTAACATTCCCATAAAATAAAGTAGAAGATGGCAACTTTTCTTATACCAATAACTTGCTCAGATATTACAGGCAGTACTAATTTTAAAGTACTTTACAGACATGCAGGTACTATACCATGGACTTCTTATTTGATACCTGCAGCAAGTGGTACTACTACTTCTTTTACCGGTGTAGATAATTGGATATATGATATTCAGGTACAAAATATAAATGGAGTAGATAATCCTTTATCTGTTATATCTCAGTCTATGGGTATAACTGCTCCTGCTCCTACTATAAGCCCATCAACAGTTGAAGTAGATTATTCTTTTGAAAATCTTAGTGAAGATCTGGTAACTTATACAGTTACAATTGCCCCTGCATCTGCACCTGGTTCAATTATAGCTACCCATGTTTTACCTGCAGGTACATATCCAAATACTATTGTAGATACTTTTACAGGGTTAACACCTTATACATCATATATTCTGTCTATAACACCTGGAGCTAATCAGTTTACTAATACATTTACATATACGTTTAACACTGCTGAAAGTGTTGCTTGTGCTGCACCTTCAGAGGCAACTGCTACATTGTCATGAATTTAGATATATCTTGGGTACCCCCTGCTATACCACCTGCTTGTGGTTATAAAATTCAGTATAGAAAGAATGAAGATACTTTTTATACAACTCTTGCTGTTGCTTCAGGCACAACTGCAAGTATTGCAATAAGTGGCCCTGCTTGTTATGAGGGGTATGTACAATCTAATTGTTGTTCAGGCAGCACATCTGTTACAGTTCCTTTTGGAGTAAATGCTTATTTAGAATTTAGTGTAGATGCAGTTAACTCAGACACAGGACACTTTAACCTGACTATAAGTTCTACATATGGCAATTCTTATGCTACTCTTATAGAAGGGGTTATAGATTATACTATTTCATCTACTCCTTATACACAGTCTTTTAGTGTCACTTATCCTAGTAGTACTACTACAGATACTTTTAGTATTGGTTCAAATATACCAGGAAATGCTTTGGTTACAGGAATAAGTAGCCTTGTTTACTCTCCTATATTTAATCACGGAGGGCAGTTACAACAATTTGATGCTCTTAATACTCCTTTTTATTTTCAATATCTTTCCTCAGGTACTACCACACCTGTTTATAACGGATCTCCACTATCACTGCCCTCTTTTATTTTAAATCAATTTAATCCTACAGAATTAGATATCTCAGGCAACACACTTGCTGGTAGTTTGTTGGTTTCTTGGATACAACAGGAAACTTATAGCATGGGTACAAGTAGCCCATATGATTATATTATATTAAAGGTATATGATAGTACCTCTGCTTTGTTAGGCACTATTTCAGTACCTGCTCTTCCATTAGGTCTTAGAAATACTTCTATATCTATTGAAAAAGCAGTTGACCCTCTTATAGTAACAACTGAATTTACTATAGAGGCTAGATGGTCTGATAATACACTAATTGATACCTACGTCTTTTATCTTCCTTAAATAGCTGGTGTTGTTGGTTCCATCACTGCCAGGATCTTCTTATAGAGAAATACAAGTATCTGTAGGAATCCTGTTTTAATTATTTTTGTAAACATAAAATGTTTATTTTAATCTTAAGTTTGCACTATGGTTGTTTATTTGTATATTTATACTGCAATGAGTACTAGCAGACAATATTACAAAGCAGATCCTAAAGCTCCCAGATTTACCAAACCGGCATATAATATACTGTCAGATAAAGAATCTGATTTTCACAAAAACCTTAAAAAACAACATTGTGAACTTAAAAAGTATAGGAGAGACGTAATAAATAAATGTATAGTATTATTTAACCAAAGGATTGCTCAAGAGGTAATAGACAATAGAAATGGTATTAGGCTACCTGATGGACTTGGTATTATAGTAGCCGGTGTTTGTGGGATATCTAAAGAAACTGCTTCTAAAAATATTAACTGGCATGAGTTGCAAAAAACAGGTGTGGCTGTTTCTTTTCAAAATAGAGAGACAGATGCCCAGATAATAAAAGTTAAATATAGCAATGTTCTTGATAAACATATGTTTGACAATAGGCATATGTGGTGTTTTGATGCTGATCGGCCTTTTACAAGAGCATTGTCTGCAGAGTTTAGAAAACCAGATGGTTGGAAAAAGTACATCAAGTTTACAACCAGGCAGCATATAGGGCATTTGTTTAGAAAAAACAAAATTAAAAATACCAGAAAAAAGGAATACTTAAAAAAACAAAATTTAGAAGCATACGATGAATTTGCTTTTTAATTATAATATATGAGTAAGACAAGTATAGGTGATGTAACTTCAAGATTGAGGGGTCTTTTAAAAGCTGTCAGGCAAGATTCATTTTTGACTGATAGGATGCTTTATAGTCTTTACAAGAAACATGCTGCTTTATCTATCAAAAGACTAGACCAGGCTAAAAGACTTACTGCTTTTGCATCTGTTTTTGAGACTCTTGATTTTGTAAAATTACAAGAAATAGATAAAGTAGAAGCTGCATCTTGTGGAGTAGCTCCAAAAAGTTACAGTACTATAAGAAGAACATGTTTGCCTATACCTGTTTTTAATGAAGGAATTTACGGTCCTATGATCAGAAGTATTTCTTCATTAGATGGAAGTGAGCTACTTAAGCTTACTACACCTGATGAATACAACCACCTATCAAAAAGTAAAAACTTTAAATACAACAAGCAAAAGTATGCATGGTATATTAATGATTACATTTATTGTCCAAATGTAGATTGGCCAGCAATTAAGATAGATGCAATGTGTGAGGAAGACATTAGTTCTTTTAAATGCAACTATGATCAGACTTGTGAGCCAAGGCAGTGCCACTCTTTAAATGTACCTGATTTTATACTTTCAGAAATTGAAGCTGCTGTATTAAAAGACCTTACTTTCCAACTTCAGACACCTGAAGATAATGCTCATGATAATAATAATGCTTTACGATAATGGCTAGTCCTACTTTAAAAGAGTTAAAATACAGACGGTTTGATGAGTTAATGGATGAAATATACATTGACTTGCCTTCTTTTACAAGGGAGGGGATGGTAGAACCAGGACAACTTATTAAAGTTGCTCAAAGAGTTAACTATGAGCTTGGGTTAAAAATACATGGTACAAAAGAGACTATTCTGGATATTGAGCATGGCAAGGCTAAACTTCCTGCTGATTTTTATATATTAAACTTTGCTACTTTGTGTAATCATTACACAGTAGTAGAGTCAGGTTTGTTTAATGGAATACATACAGAGACAAAAGTAACTCCGGTACAAAACCCAAATACTATACCACAGTTGACATCTTGTCCTTGTTGGACAGTTACTTCGTATGGTGCACAAACTTCTGTTACAGATTGTCAGGGAAATACTAGTCTTGTATACTTTCCGGCAAATGATGATGGCAGTCCAAAAACAACTAAAATATGTGCAACTAATGTGCAGACTCAAAGCATACCTATTGATAACTGTTTTTGTTATACAATTACAGTTTTAGGTGGTTGGTTTCAGTATAGTGTAGAATATTGTGATAATACTACTGGTACTATTACAGTATATCCAGGTACTCCACAAACAGTATGTGTAAAAAATCTGCCAATAATAACTGACTCACAAGCAGCTCATGGTGGGCCACCTAGTTCAGAAGTAAGGGCAAAAGGAAATAATTGTTTTAACAATGGAGGAGTTATAAGTTGTACTTCTACAGGTAACCTTTTAACTGCTACTACAAATAGCTTTTGTTATAATGATCCAAATTCAGGCACATTTAGTTGTGATAAACCAGAGATATGTAACTGTAGTACAGTAGAACCTGTTGTAGACTGTGGTGTAGTAAATGCAGACCCATGGAAACAAAATAAGGTTTATACAATTTGCAATAATACCCAGCAGGTAAATGTGATAGAGTATCATTCCAATGAGGTAAGAAGGTATGATACCTTTGAACATATTTATATGGTGCCTTCTAAAGAAGCATCATCTTTTTGTGTAAATACCAGATTTGACCGGGCTCCACATAAAGGGTATATAAGAGATGGTTTTTTGTATGTTCCTACTATGGAAAACTATGGAGAGTATGGAACAGTAGGCTCAGGGGGACAATACATGAATGCTTCCGAGTATGAAAGATGTGGGAAGGTATACATCTGCTACCTGGGGGCAATGGAAGATGACAATGGTGACCTGCTTGTATTGGACCACCCAAAAATAAATGAGTACTATGAATGGGCCATAAAGGAGAGAATATTTCAAAATATCTATCTTAATGGTGAGCCAGACATGGAAAGAAGGTTACAGCTTGTACAAGCAGAACTTAGAAGTGCAAGAGCACAGGCATTGTCTATTACAACTATGCCTGATTTTTATGAGCTTAAAAATACTATAGAGATGAACAGAAAGGCAATGTATTATAAATATTTACATCCTTTTAGTTCTCTCTATGCAAATACTCCAGGTTGGCCGTGGAGTATAAATAGTGAATATATCTAATGGTACAAGAACAACAGGGACAACAAAATCAACCTCAGCAACCAGGTACAACCAACACTTTTACAGGTGGGATGGTAAAAGACCCTATTGACTTATTTAAAAAAGGTGATACCTATACCCATGCAAGAAATATGACCACATTTCTTCCTGATGGACAATTAGGAGGTAGAAGTGCTGAACCTTCTAATGAAATGTCAGCACTTGTAACTTATACTATTATTGGTAGTATATTTCTTGGCGATGGTGATTGGATAGTATTTAGCACAGATAATACACTGTCAGAGATAGGTATATTCTCTGATAACAATAATAGTTATACTGTACTTATGAATGATGCTGCTACTTTAGCAGCAAGTAAGCCAGGTCTTAATTTTAAAACCAGCAACCTTATAACTGGTGCTTCAAGACGGGGGTATGATTGTGGTTTTGATGTGTATTGGTCAGATGGTGGACTTAATCCGGATAGGATCTTAAACACTGCTACTTGTCCTTGGACTATAGGAGCTGTTACTACACCTAAAACATTTCCAAATCCATGGGTTCAAAATTGCATAACTTCAGCTGGTTGTGTTATTTGTAATAATACTGATGTATTAGATATAGAGCAACTTAGACTTGCTCCTTTAATGAGTGTACCCTGTTTAAAACTTTCTAAACATGCTGGGCCAGGACAACTATTAAATGGGTCTTACCAGGTATGTGTAGCATTTGCTGTTAATAGTATAAAGTGTACAGACTATATTGCTTTTTCTGATGTAATATCTCTCTGGACACATGTTGGGCAAGGAAATGCTTTTGATGTAACTATTAGTAATATAGATGACCAAACTAAACTACATTTTACAGAAATGGAAGTTGTGGTTATATCTATGGTTAACCAACAAATACAAGCTAAAAGACTGGGTATTTATTCTACTGCCCTTGGTTCTTTAACAATAGATAATATAGATCTTACCCTACCTAACATACCCATAGAAAAATTACCACTCTCTTCACCTGCTATAGTAAGCAGTGATGCTATATTTAGTATCTCTAATTACCTAACAAGAGTAGGTCCTAAAGAAAGACCTGATTTTAATTATCAGTTACGTGCTAATCAAATTAGAACCTGGTGGACAGCAGTTATGCAAGATGAGGATTACTATCATAATGGAGGTACCTCTAAAGGCATGAATGTAGGGTATCTTCGTGGAGAAGTATATTCTTTTTATATACGTTGGACATATAACACAGGGGATAAAAGTGCTTCATACCATATACCAGCAAGAAACTTGCCTAGTACAGCAGGTCCTTCTTTGTTTACTGCAGGGTTTCCTTCTTCTGTTGATGATGGTACAGTAATTGCCTATGGCCGTACAGGTGTGTATAGATCTAATGAGATATACCCAGACCACTCACCTGCAGTATGGGGGCCTCTTTGTGGAAAAAATATAATGCATCATAGGTTTCCGGACCAGGCTAGTTTTTCACTTTCTGCCGGTACTATTATGTCTCACTTTAATCCACTATCTGTTCCTCCTACCGGCTCTAGTATAAAAAGTAAGATATCTATATTAGGAGTATTTTTTGATAATATTCAGCCACCTGTAGATAATAATGGAGTAATTATACCTGACATAACAGGTTATGAGATACTGAGATCTACAAGAGATGGGCACCAAAGTATTATAGCTAAAGGTATGGTTAACCATATGAGAGGCTATAAAAAAGCAGATAACACAGAGGGGTTATACCAAAACTATCCTTATGATGATCTTACACCAGACAGATATCTTACCTCTAGTCAGACCATTGGAAGTATAGGGGGCACTGTAGATGGGTGGCAAGGCAATGAGCTTGACATAGTAAAAGATGATGTAATTTCTTTTCACTCTCCTGATACGGTATTTAGTTCTCCTTATTTGGGAATAGGTGATTTAGAACTTGTAGAAGCAGTTGCTGGTAAGTCAGTGGGCTCTTTTTGTCAGGCTTATAAACACCCTAAGTTTAAACTTTTAACAGATCTTGCTTCGTATTTTTCGGGAATGATTGGCTCTTTAGTGGCATTATCAAATCTTGTACAATCTGTTTCAGGATCTAATTTTGGATTAGCCGCAACTGAAGATGTTCCTTTAACTATTCCTTTTAGTTATAATAGTATACCAGAAGGTAATGTGGCTGGTACTTCTACAGTAGCTTTAATAGAATACTACACTGTTGCATCTGCTGCATCACTTGTCTCATTGGCTATGTTTCCTATTACTACAAAAACAGTACAGGCACAACTAATGAATGTTATTAATGGGCTTATACCTGCAAAACAATATGCTTGGCAGTATAACTCTCATGGATATTACGACACACCTGTTGCTACAAGAAAAGCTAGTTTTCAGATAAATGATTACCAATATATAAAAGGTAATATACAAAGTTTTGCCGGGTATGATATTAATAATTTATACAGAAACAATTATGTAGCAATAAAACTTGATAACAATATACCTGATTTCCCTCTTCCTTATTCTAAAGGAGGTGCTGCAGGTAGTAATGTTTTTTGGCAAGGTTTAGGAACAGGATTTGGCTCTGCTGTACCTGGGCCTGACCATAGCAGGTTTACATTAGCACAAGCTCCTTCTAGTCCGTATGGTCCAGGAGACAGAGACCCATTAGGGCCCTTTGAAAGTTCTATTGTGTCATGGTATGCTGCATATAAAGTACCACAGTTATCACAGTATGGACAAATAGATAGTACTAAACAGGTGCCAATAGGATGTGTACAACAAGTAGATATATATAGTGCTTCTCCATTTATATCCCCTGTATTGTTTGGTGGGGATACCTATATCAACCGGTATACAGAAAAGAATCCATTTATGTTCTTTAATGACTGGTTAGTAAATACTCCGGATGATTTTCAGTATAACTATACTAACTATGAGAATGTCCCATACCCAAGATATTGGATAAATAATAGTAAAATTTATTACGACTTTTGGCAATATGCATCTAAAAACTGGCACCTTGATGAGTTAGCAAGTACTGCTACAGTGCCTTTTGGGCCTCTTAGTATATTAACCTCTAAATTCTATGTAGAGAGTGGTTATTTTTATTTATTTAACAATGGTGTAAGGGACTTTTTTGTAGAAAGTTCTGTAAATGTTGGGTACAGAGATTGGGAAGATGAGATATCAAAGAGGTTTTATGACCCCTATGGTTTTCAAAATACTGACTACTTGTTTAGGGCTGATATTATAAAGAGTGATATTTTTTATAAGTATGATTACTCTTTGTCTGCCGGAAAGTTTATAAATCAGTTTATTTCATGGGGCAGTTGTCTTAGAAGAGACTATGACCCTATTCTTGCATATACCTGTTTTTCTTACTATCCACGTAGAGTAGCATATTCTTTACCACAGGAAGAAGAGCAGATGCAGGATAACTGGAGAATATTTTTACCTAATAACTACAAGGATTTTAATGACAGGGTTTATGTAATTAAGGACCTGCATAAAACAGGAGCTTTATTTCTTATGGAAAATAGCTCCCCAGTAATGTTTGCCGGGGTAGAAACTATACCATCAAAAAGTGCTACAGAATATACAGTAGGAACTGGATTGTTGTTTAGTCAAACTTTGCAGTCACTCAATAACATTGATGATGCTTATGAGTATGCATCTTGTCAAAGCAGGCAGGGGGTAATAAATACAAAACATGGTGCCTTTTGGGTATCACAAGACACTGGAAAAATATTTAATCTTAAAGGAGGTCAAATAGCTGATCTTGGTGTAGAGTGCGGTATAAACTACCACTTGATCAATTACCTGCCATCACAACTGGTTCAGCAATATCCATCTTTTTCTTTAAAAGATAATCCAGTAGCAGGAGTAGGTTGCCAATTAGTATATGACCCTGTTCATGAGATTCTTTACATATGTAAAAAAGATTATAAGGTAATTAATCCATCTCTTGTAACTCTTGTAAATAATACATTTGTTTATAGAGATACAGTAACAGGTGTATCTATAAAATTAAATATTGGTGATCCGGCTTATTTTGAAAATGCAAGTTGGACTCTTTCTTATGACTGTAATAGTAGAAGATTTATTAGTTGGCATGATTGGCATCCTTCTCATGTAGTACCATCAAAGTTAGGCTTTTTTACATCAAATGGTTTGTCTGGAAGGTTGTGGAGACATAATACAAGCTTACAATCATTTGCTAATTTTTATGGAATAGACTACCCTGTAGAGATAGAATATTTTACTAATACCCAAGTAACTGAAACTATTCTACAAAATATAGAATGGTTGTTAGAAAGTTATCAATATGCTCCTAATGGAGTGGATAAGTTTTTAAACTATGATCAGTCCTTTGATTATTTTATGGTGTATAACAAAGAGCAAAACAGCACTTTGCAAAATATGCTTCTTAAACCATGGGATAATCCATATGCTGCTTTAAACTACCCTAACTGGTTAGGCCCAACAAGACAGATTCTTTACCAGAAGGTAGAGAATAAATACCGGGTAAATGACTTTTATGACTATACAGCAGATAGGGGGCAGTTTTCACTGGCCAATACACCGATGTTGACTACTAATTCAAATGGTTATACTTTTAGTACAAACACCCCCTATTTTAATTTATTAAAACCATGGAACCAACAAAAGAGAGTAAGATATACAGGAACACGTATCTTTATGAGAAAGACAAAACTTGGTAAGAATAGCCTGACAATCAGGTATGCTTCCACAAAAAATCAATACTCAGCAAGATGATAGAAATATGTGTGCATATATATAGGCCGGATATGATCACTGTGGAGGAGGTAGTGTTGATAACGGCAAATTTATTATTAACTGATGAAGAACTAATAGAAAACTAAAAATAAAACAAATACAAAATGAACTTAAAAAAACCAATTTCTCCAATGTCCACAATACCAATGAGCATGGGCATGACATCAGGAATGACTCCTGACAGTATAATAAGCAAGCTGTTCAACATGCACAGCAAAGCTCATTTTTATCATTTGCAAACTACCAGTTTTGCACAGCACAATATGCTGGATACTTTGTACAAGGATCTTGTAGATAGTAAAGATGCTATCTCTGAGTACCTGCTGGGTATACAAGCTCCTAAAAGATTTAGTGGACTTACCAGTGAGACAGTGGAACCATTTAGTGAAGAAGCAGTTGCTAAATTTCTTGAAGAAGGTTTTCAGTTTACAGTAGCTCTTTGTGATTATGGACAACAGAGGCATCTTGAGCAGCTGACTAATTTGGCTTCTGAACTACAAGGCTCATTTGCAAAAGCAAAATACTTTAATACGTTTAAATAGTGAGTAATGAGCTGGCTTAAAAAATACAGTACTCAGGGGTACAAAGCTGATTCACCTGATAGGTTTAATTCTTTTAACATCATTCCATCTGGTAATATAACCATGAATGAGGTTGATCATCCTTTGCTTGGCATTGATAACTATGGCAACAAAAAGCTTATGCTACCTGGTGGAGAGTATACCTTCCCAGGATCTGTTGTTATGGAGTTTCCATTGCAAAATTTACCTAAGCAGGTGACTGTAGATTATACCGGTATTGCTAAGTACTCACCTGCTGAACATTCTAACTTTTCTATGCCTTTATTTGAGGAGGGTGGTTATGTAGAAGAAATGAAAAATGGTGGTATACCTCAAAGATACAAGAACATGGGCTTTACCCATGTAGGGCAAAAGAAACAAGGTGATGGCCAGCACAAATGGAAAGTACTTGCCAAAAAAGGTGACAGTTACAAAGTAGTACAAGGTGGTTACAGAGGTATGCAGGATTTTAAACAACACCACTCTGAACAAAGAAGAAAGAACTTCTGGAGCAGAATGGGTGGTAGGGATTCAGCAAAAGCAACTGACCCATTTAGCCCCTTGTACTGGCATAAGAAATTTGGCACCTGGGAATATGGTGGGCCGGTAGAAATGGAACATGGTGGCATGATAAAAAGAGCAGATGGTTCTTACTCCCAAAGAGGATTGTGGGATAACATCAGGGCTAATGCTGGTTCAGGTAAAGAGCCTACCAAGGAGATGCTGCAACAAGAAAAAAAGATCAGAGCTGCTGAGAAAAAAGAATATGGTGGGTGGTTAGGGCAGTATCAAGATGGTGGTAAAGCAGGTAGGAAACCTATCTATACATCTGATAAAAGTAAAGTCAGAGCATATCAGGATAGTCTGAATCTCTACAATGCCTATGATTATCAAAGGCGTAATACCATAAAAAATCCAGATGATATAGAGTACTTGAAAAGTCGTGGTTTGTATGAAACTTGGAAAAAGAATATAGGGAACAGAGATAAGAAGAATGACAATAATGCCTTTTCACATATAGAATTAGATAAAACATATGACCCTATAGATCCTGTTATCAATGATAACAAGATAATAAATTATTATAAAAGTCTACCAATAAATAGTGACTATAGGATAGGGAAACACTCGAGCCCAGATTTATGGCACAGAACTATAAAGCCTATGGAGTCCTATTATGATGGTGTGGCTTGGAGTCCTGTTTATAAAAAACCAGTACAACCGTATATCTATGGGGAGCAAATACAACAACTTCCATATACCTTACAAGAACTACCAACAGGAACACAATATACACCAAGAGATATACCCAACCCATACATAACAGAGAGTACAGACTGGTATAGTCCTGATGTACAAGGTGGACAATATACACCAGCAGGATTTCGTACTAAGACTAGTATGAATATACCTCAGTATAAGGAAGGTGGAGGAATAGGATACACAAAAGGAGCTAATAAACCAGCTACCAGAACTACTACTCAAATGCCTCAACCTATACCACAATACTCTATAGGTGAACAATGGGCTATGGAACACCCACAACAGTATATAGGGCCAGCACAGGGGTATAGTACACCACAACAACAGAGAGACCATGAGTACCTGAGGAGTAAAATGTATCAACAAGAGGCAGAGGAAAGGGCTAACAGGGAATTCGCACAGAAGATGGCACCTGGTAGTGAACTGGCAGAGAAGTTCATGAATGCAGAGATGCTGATGAGTGGTGCAGGTATGGCAGGTAAGGCATTGAAACCTCTTGCTAAAAATGCATACAAGATAAACCCATGGGCTAATAAGCTGAATAATCCAAATGCATATTATAGGGCTGTAGATGAGAATGCCTATCTGGATGCTATACAAAATAGAGTGATAAGGTCTAATCCAGAAGGAGCATCTGTAGGAATATTTCTGAATGGTAAGGAAGTAAGGAGACCAACAGCGTTTCCCTCATTTGCTAAAGGGAAAGTTCATAAAGACTATCTACCTAAAGAAGGTAATGGGTATATATATGAGAGTCAACATCCTATGGTGGGGCCGGGAGAGATAAACCCTGTAACAGGTAAAGTAGTAAAAAGAGGTAGGCATTTTGCCCATAGACCTATAAATGAACAAGGACAAGTAATAAATGAAATACCTATAGAAGCTGTTAATGTATATAAAGGTCAACCTCATTGGCTAAAGGGTTATCAGCAAGTAGATGTGCCCGGTGGCTCAGGAGGAGGATTCCCAATGGGGATAATAGGCAATACTCCAGGTAACACACCAATGCCTACTATAACAGAGGTGCCACAACTGAATAAGGAGCAACAGATACTACAGAGCTTTGGTGTTAATCCTAGAACTGGGTACCAATCTACTCCAGAAATGGGGGCAGCTATCAATTTTGGATATAAACCGCCTGTTACCAATAAAGAGAAAGTGAAGATGTTATTCATGAATAAGGATAGCAGGCATAAATTTCTAACAGATAGAACTGTAGATGATGCATTTCAATTTGCAGATAGGGCTTTATCTTCTCCTGAATATAAGAAAAGGTATGCTGCTATGAAAAGTATGACTCCTTCTATAGAAGCAGATAAATTAGATATTGCTAAGAAAATAAGAAGTGATGTAGAAAAAGGAATTGTTCCTGCTGACTGGTCACAGAAAGAAATATTGGCAATGGATGATAATCAATTAATGAATACTTTTCAAGATATATATCAATATAATGTCTCAGATGTACCTCATTGGCAATCTAATAAATTTAAACCATTCGTTAATAGAATAAACCCTGTACCTGAAAGAACATCTGTACAACATCTTAGAAAAGATGCCAGTATAGACTATAATGCAGATAGTAAACGGGGAATGTATTATGGACCTAATATGGAAACTGGAACAGGGGAAAGTATATCAGTAGGTGCGCCTAATTACGGGGACTTATACAATGTAACAGTCCATGAAGCAATGGGGCATGGTAAAACCTATGCTGCAGGGTCATTTACGGAGAAAGAAAGGCAGTTACTAAGCTCTGTGTTCAAGGATAATAATAATGCCTCTAACTACATAAAAACTCCTACAGAGGTGATGGCACGAATAGATGAGATGAGGTCTGTTTTAAACCCTAAGAATCCATATGCAAAAGTATCAGAAACTGATATAGATAAATTGCAAAGTATGTTAGGCACTAACAAGTTTATGAACGGAGAAGACCCCACAATGCTACAACTAATAAAGAATGTAGATAAGAAGAAGTTGGTAGAGGTAATGAATAAGATGTATACACCTGTTGGAATAGCAGCAGGAGCAGCATCATTAAATGAGAACAAATACGGAGGATCAATACAACAATATCAAAATGGAGGACATGATTATCTTCGTGGTACCAAAGTTGATGATTACAACATGTCAGATTTATTAAAATCTTTAAACAAAATAGGAATAGGTGCAACTGTTACAGCAATTGCAAAATCTCAAAAAGAGAGTAAAAAGTACGGTGGTTGGTTGTCCAAATATAAATAAGGAAAAGTCACGGAAATTGAGTAAATTTATTATAGATAATACTAAAACAATACACAATGCATAAGTTCATGAAAATGGCCGGCTGTAATACCGAAGAGGAGTTTTACCAAAAGTACCCCTCTGAGAAGGATTTCTTTGCAGCGTATCCTCATATGAAAGGTAATCAAACAATGAAAATGGGAGGAGCTGCTTCTGGTCATTCTGGTTCTTACTGGAATGGAGAAAAATGGGTATCTACTGCCGGTGACTCAGGTACTTATGCTAATGGTGTTTATTTTGCTAACGGTGGTAGCTACTCCAAGATGGGTGGCCCTACTTTTATGCCAGGTGGCTCTGCTCCTATTTTTAAAGGAGGAGGGTACCCTTCATCATCTTTTAATGTGACTAACAATGAATACCCTACTCCCTTTGCTATGGCACCTGGAACAGGTAGAGGTAGTGGTTATCTTCAGGATCTTCCTACACATATGGCATTTGGTGGTATAACTCCAGGTGCAGAGATAGTTGATCCTTTTGCTATGTACCCAGGTACAGGTAAGGGGGGAGGAATGCTTCAGGACTTGCCTACCCATTTAAAATTTGGTGGCCAGATACCTGGAGCAGAACTTGTGCATCCATTTGCAATGAATCCTGGCCCAGGCACAGGGGGTGGAATGTTACAAGATTTACCTGTTGAAATGAAAAAAGGGGGCATCTACATTAAGCCCTCAAAAAGAGGAACCTTTACTGCTGCAGCTTCAAAACACGGTAAAAGTGTCCAAGCATTTGCTTCCCAGGTTCTTGCACACAAAGAGAACTACTCACCTGCTATGGTGAAGAAAGCTAACTTTGCTAGGAATGCTGCTAAGTGGAAGCATGAGTTTGGTGGACCTGCTATGCCAGACAACCCAGGCTTTAGAGCTTTACCTGCATCAGTACAGCAGAAGATAATGAGCAACATGCAAACAGGTGGTATGGTAACTCCTGATAGATACACCTATATGCCAGGTGGAATGTATGAGCAGGGTGGTGATTTTGATTCAGAGGAATACACACCTGAAATGAAAAAAGGTGGTAAATGGATCCAAAGTGTAACTGCTTCTATAAAAAGAAGAGGTACAGAAGGTGTTTGTACAGGTTCTAAATTTGGTAGCTCATCATGCCCTCCCGGTTCTAGGAGATACAATCTTGCTAAGACTTTTAGGGCTATGGCAAAGAACAGGGAATATGGTGGTACAGCTATGATGCAGGATGGTGGTCAGACTAATGAATATGCTAATATGGCTATTGGGCAGATGAATCAGATGCAGCATAAGATAGGTGAGCTTAGTAAGGTATTAGGCCAAGATACATATGTAGAACCATGGGTAGCTAGTAAGATGACTCTGGCTAATGATTACCTTAACAGTGTTGAGAACTATTTACAACATAACCCAGAGGTACAACAACATATGATGCAGGGAGGACAATTTCCTAGTTTTGAAGCATATGGTGGATATGTAAATCCTTACCATCCTTTGGCTAAGTTTATGGCTTATGGAGGTTACTACTTACCTGGTGGTAAGTTTGGTCCCGGTGATTATGAAGAAGATCCTACAATAATGCCTACTACTCCAGTTAGTGCCCCTGTTACTGCACCTGTAGAAGATCCCAATGATCTTACTCCTAATCCACAAACAGATGTAACTGGTGTATTAGACACTCCAGATGTGCCTGTTGTTGACTGGAGAAAAGGAATGACAGATAAACAAGCTCAGGAAAATATTAAGTTTGGAAAAGGGTCTGTTCAAGCTTATGATCCTACTACAGGTGATACTACTCAGGCACACTATGATGAGGTAGAGAGACAAAAGGAACTTGCTAAAAAACAAGGTAGATTCCAAAAAGGGCTTAACTGGGGACAAGCTATACTTGGTGCAGGTATGGGTGCTTTAGGTACTGCTTCTTATTTACAAAGTTTTAAGGATGCAGAAAGAGACAGAAAGGCAGCTACACAAAGAGGACTTTCTGAAAATGTATTTGCTAAAGTTAATCAGCCGGGTGGGCATGGTGATTATACACAACAAGGTGTATTTCGGCCAGATAGTTATGGCTTTGCAAAACCAGGTTATTTTCCTTCTACTATGGGTAAATATGGTGGCACTTTTATGATGGGTGGTATGCCTATGAGGGATACTGCTTATGCTGCAGGTGGGTATGTACCTGGTAGTGTGCATGAAGTAGATGATGCTGAAATAGCAAGATTACGAAAGTTAGGATATGAGGTAGAAATGATGTAATTTAATAGTGACAAACCAGTACAATGGCCAAGATAAAAATAAAAGCAGTGCCAAAAATGCAGGGAGGGGGATACTCTAATCCCCCAACTACATTTATGCCCTATGCTCCAGTTACACCTGCAGAAAGAGAAAGTTGGAATAAATACCAAGCTGCTTTATCTCAGGTACCTGGTCAGTATGTGAGGGATTGGAACAGAAATCAAGATGTACAAAGACAAGTTGCACAACAGACTGGTTTTGATTATAACAGAGCTGCTGCTATACAGGCAGATATGATGGCTAGGTCACAATCAATGCCCAGCTCTGTATCAGGTATAACTGGTAAAGATCCATGGGGTGGTATACCAAGTTGGGTAGGAACAAGAGAAAAGCAAAAAGCATATAGGACTTACCAATATGAACATCTTGATCCTTCTGGTAAAAGATACCCTGGTACAGCAGGATTTATGTCTACTGGTACTGAACCTTTGACACAACAGCAGATGGAAGAACATTGGAAAACTGCTTATCCTACAGCTACAACATCTACCCCTACTACTGTACCTGCTACAACAACACAAACAACTCCTGTTTTAACAGGTCTTGCTGCTACAGGATTTCCAACAAGAGAAGAGGCTATTGGCAAATACAAAGAAAGAAAAGCATCTGGACAAGAACTACCATCTAACTATTTTGCAGGAACCAGAAAACAAACTGGTGATCCTATAGGTAAAATACGTAGTACAGGTGAAGAAACTTATAAATATGGAGGAATGAAAAAGAAAATACGTATAAAAAGTATGCCTACCAATACACTAGTTGACAATATCCGTATGGGTGCTGGTGAAGGAGAAACACCTATGATGTGGGCAGGTGGATATGCATCTAAGGGCCCATCACATGGTTATGGTAACCAACAAGTTGGCCAAGGGTATGCTTTGGACAGGTTTTGGTCTTCTCCTACCGGATATCCGGGTGGTACTGCAAAAGTTAGTCCTTATCACACTACAGGTAAAACACTACCTGAAGCAAAAGAAGGTGGTGATATAAATGCTGAAAAACAAGAACAAGTACTTGGAGACTTTGATCAGGATGGTTCAATGGAATTAATGAATGTTAATGGAAAGCCACACACTCAAGGTGGTAAAGATATCAATGTTCCTTCTAATTCATTTGTATACTCTGATACTAAAGCTCTTAAAATAAAAGATGCCAAGGTACTTGCTATGTTTGGTATGAAACCAAAAAGAGGAGGCTATACACCTGCTGAAATAGCTAAGAAGTATGACCTCAACAAATTTAAAAAAGTACTGAGTGATCCCAATGCTGACCAAGGTTCTAAGACCACAGCCCAACTTATGACTGACAACTACCTGGCCAAGTTAGATAAACTAGCTCAGGTACAAGAAGGAATAAAAAAACATATGGGTATGGACCACCATGATCCTAATGCTCCTAAAGAAGCGGAGTATGGTGGGCAGTTACCAGAAGCTCAATATGGTATACGTACTGGTAATATACATGGTGTAAGAGACTGGTTTGTAGGAGATACACAAGAACAAGACAATCAACAAGCAAACATGCAAGTTGCTCAAACAGTGCCTCCTCCTTATGGTATGTACAAATCTGCGGAAGAACATAAAACAGGAGAACCTCTTTCTCAAGAAGATGTGGCCTTTTTTACTAGAGCTGCTTTACATGACCCCCTTAAATATGCTCAATTATATGGACAAGGTAGAGTAGGGGCTGGTTTACCTGGTCAAGGCAGGGCAGATTTATGGGGACCTGGTTATAGAAACATTAAAATGGGAATGGAACAGGATCTTGCTGTTGATAAGCAGGTACAGCCTTTACCAACTTCTGGCCCTAATTTAATGCCTGCTTCTCCGGGTACTATTACACCTTCTTCTGTTTCTACAGATTTGGTTACTTCTACTATTAGTAAAGATAAAAAGGGGGACAGGAAAAAAAGAAACTGGAATTTTGGTAATTTTCAAGTAGACCCAAATGTATTAGGAGATATCTTTAATCTTATGCAAATGGGACAAGTTAAAAAATTTGAGCCATATGAACCAGTACCACAAGCAGTAATACCTCAGGTAGTATTTGCTGATCCTACAAGAGCTATTGCTGCACAGCAGGAATCAGCTAGAACAGCTATGGAAATGGCTGCTCAGGGAAACCAAAGAGCAGCAAGAGCAACTGCATTAGGTATACAAGGAGAGGCCGGAAAACAAGCTGCTGATGTAATAGCACAATATAATGCTCAAAATGTTGCTATAGCTAATGCAGCTAATGCACAGGCTGCCCAGATAACTAATGAACTTATGGCTAAACAGGCCAATAGGCTTGCTGAACTAAACAAAGCTAATTTCTTATCAGACAGAGATTACCAAAGAGAGATGGGTAGGTTACAAGCTGAGTATGTTGACAGGATGCAAAAACATCATGATACAGCAGTTAAAACAGCATGGCTTAATAAGACATCTCCTTACTTTGATATAGACCCATATGGTTTTCCTAGGTTTAAGACAGGTATGGAAAGTAAATATTTTGCCGATTTACAAAAACAAGATCCAACTCTATTAGCTAGAGTAAAAGAATATAAAAAAGAATTTCCTGATGCAAAACTTGGAGATCTTATTAATTTAGCAAAAGGCATTTCACCTAAGGCAAGTGACGAGGCTACAACAAGTATGTATGGTGGTAATGTAATGAGGTATGGTGGCTCTCATATGGCCCTACCAAGCATGGCACCTGCTTATCAACATAATGCAGAGAGACTACCCCATTACCAAATAGGAGGTGAGTTTATAGGACTCCCTTCTATGCCAGATGTACAATTACCTGCTGTTGATAACACATATTACCAACAACCCCTATCTTCCCAGTACACTCAAGAAGAAATGAGTTTTTCAAAGAAGAAGCCATTATCCGGAGTAGAAACAAAGAGAATGTCTAAAACAGATATAGCTACTGCAACAAATAACCCAGGTAATATACAATATATACCACTATTTAGTAAACTATTTGGTGCAGTAGACTCTGGTATAAAGAAAAAAGATGGTGGTACTTTTGCAGCTTTTCCCGATCTTGATACAGGTATAAAAGCATACCAAACCCAACTGTTTGGTGACACAGATGGTATTATGCCATCCCGTTATTATAAGGCAGACACACCAGTAGATAAAGCTCTTAAAAAATGGAGCAATGAAGGATATGGTAGTGAAATATATCCTGAAATAAAAAACAAAACTCTTGGACAGCTAACTAAGGCAGAAAGAAGAGAGCTGGCCAAAAGACAATTTAAACATGAATCAGGTGATATGTATAGGCTGCTTGAGCAAAGAGGAGTGTTTAAATATGGTGGTAAAGCATTACAAAAATTTATGAAATAGTACAATAAACATAAAAGGTTTGCAAGGGGTGCACATTAAATGTTTTTCCGGACATTAATTTGCACCTTATTTGTTTACTACGTATATTTATATTGTAGTAGCAGTATTTAATTAGTTACTTACAAAATATTATAAAAATGGATTATAATTGGCTTGAAAATGTCCCCTCATCCGTAACCCCAATTCCTGTATATCAGCCTGATTTTAGTTTTCTTGCTTCAATGCAGATGAAGGCTAACCAGCAGTATGAGAAAGGTTTTAAAGAAGTAAAAGGCAAATACGATACTATTTTTAATCAGCCAGTTACTGGAGAAGAGGCAAAGAAAAGACAACAGGATTACAAAAATAGTGCATTGGAGCAGATGAAGTCTATTGCTGCTACTGATCTTTCTGATCCAAAAAATGTGCTAGCTGCTGAGAACATAATGGCTCCTTTTCATGAGGATCAGTTGCTATTGCAGAACCAGGCACTTACTTCTCATTATAATACTCAGTTTCAAAAACTGGAATCAATGAGGACTAGTAAAGATGAAAAAGAAAGAGAACTTTATAATTCTTGGATGAGTATATATCTTAATCAAGGTTTAGAGCAGCTTGCTGTAGCTCCAATGACTAAGGATGCTTATAGCAAATTAGAAAGAAGAGAAGCAATGCCTGTCTATAACATAGATACAGATGCTGCTAAAGAATGGTCTGAGACTCAAGGAAAAGGTGGGGGAATAACTACTGTTGATACAAATGGTAATTTGATGACCATTTTTACAAATGGACCTAGATCTGTAAATGCTTATAAAGCTTTTTATAAATCTGTTGCCTCAAGAGAAAAGTATGCTCCTCAACAAAGGGCAATAGCAATTGCTCAAATGGGGCAATCAATAAAAGATATAAAGGATAAAAATCCGGGTGTAACAGAAGAGCAGGCAACAAGAATGTTTGGTGAAAATGTAGTAGAAGATGTTACTAAATATTATGCCGGCACAATAGCTGACTATAATAAAACTGCTTTAGAGTGGAGACAAAAAAACAATTCTCTTGTACCACTTGATCCTAATGGCTGGGCAATAAATCCTGCTAATATTAAACTGTCTCCTGAAAAAGAACAGGAATATGAATATAATCTTAAAAGAGCAAAAGAGTATGCTAATCTTGCAAGACAAACACAAGATGACTTTGAAAAATCCTATGGTGTTACTATAGGAGATAATATTAGATACTCCTCAAACACATCTGATTTTTTAAAGCTTATAGATGTTAATTCACCTGACTATAAAAAGAAAGTAGAGGATATAATTGCTAATCCAAGGGACTATGTTAAAAATATTTCTACTGCTCATGATGCAGATAGATGGGCAGTAGGCAGGGCATCTATATCAAGTGTTGAGTTTAAAGAAAATCCTATTGCAAAGGCTTTTAATGAACAAGCTAATAAACAGTTTGAACAACAACTTAAAATAGTACAGCTTCAGCTAGGGGCACAACAAAAAGAAGCTGGTTATGGTCTAAAAGCAATAGAAACACTTAGAAAAGCAGGTGTAACAATAACTAAAGAATTACTGGATCAATACATTTCTGATTTTTCTGAAGAAGGTATTGGTGCAGGTATGTTTAGTCCTACTACTGGTTTTGGTGGTACAGGTGATGGTACTGGAGTAGGGGGAGTAAAAGGCCCTATTATGCCTTCAATTACATCAGGCACAGTCACTATACCTGGTACGGATGTTGTAAAAATTCCTACATTAGATATGCATAGGGCTACTCAAGCTATGTCTATGTATACTGTAAATAAAACAGCTTTTGGCATAAATGGAATATTGCAAATGGTTGGTGACAATGTAGTTGTAGGAGGGTTGTCTGCACCTGATTTGCAGTTATTAAGCCAGGATCTACAAAACTCTCTTACTACAGGTAAATATGATATGTCACCTGAAGCAATTAAAAGGAGAGAGCAGGTTGTTAAAATACTTAATGATAATGGGCTAGAACAGTATACTACAGATGGGGCACAAACAGGTCCTAATACACTAAGACAAGGATTATCTGCTCTTATTCATCAAGACAGTACATCTTCTTTTTTTCAAACAGTTGATCCTGAAAAGACTGCTATGATTGCCAAAATAGCACAGCAAAATCAAGCTATGGAACAAGAGATGGCTAATTATACTAAAAGAAACACTGAATATAAAGAAAAGCTAAAAGACTTTTTAACTGTACAAAATAAAGAAGCTTATAAAAAAGTACTTAATGATAACAAAACTGATATAGTTAAATCAAATGATTTATTAACTGTTGCTTCAAAATCTCTTGATAACATACCATTAAAAAATGGAGATATAATAAGTCTTAAAGATCTTGTAGATGCATATAGTAGAGGTCAATTTGATTATTCTATTAGTGCACTTACTGATTATAATTTGAAAAGTATTACAGTAAATGATAAAAAAATTAGTTTAAATGATGTTGATTACAATAAATATGCAAATCAACCTTTTGCCAAAAATGCCAATAAATTTTTAGGTTTTGAACCTAAAGAATTATTAGATCATCAACTTAACATGTTTATTGATAGAATGTCAAATAGATTTGGCAAATCTGGTGATTTTCAAAAAATGATAGAAAATGCAAGTTCAAAAGTAGTTGGACAAATGTCTGATTATAAAACAGGGGTATCAGGTTCAGCTATTACATATGATATGTCAGATACAGGTAAAGATATTAATCCTATACAAAAAGCAACTGGTATTGTCCTTACAAAGGAAGCACTTATACCTGTTAACCATGATAAAGTGTATACTGTAGATGATGACAATAAAATGGAAGATGTAGTCTCTACAGAAGTAAAAAAAGCATTAGAAGACAATGCATTTACTGGCACAATAACTAAACTTATTAAAGGTACATCTTTTCACCAATATGGTCCTAACGGTAAACCGGCTGTGGAACTTGTTTTTCAAGACGAAGAAAGTGGAGATGATAAAAAGAAAGTAGGTGGAATGTCTTATGCAAGTATTAAAGACCTTAAAAAAGTATGGTTAGATATTAGCTCTACAGCTAAAGGTTCATATATTACACAACTTCCACAAGCTCAGACAAGTTATAGGTATGGTCAACTACTTTATGACCCTAATGGTTTAGAGCAAAGTGATTTTGAAAAGAATGCAGGATTTCTATATAAAATGTTACCAGATCAGTCAAGTAAAGATCCTGTTACAGGTAGATTTACAAGAATGAATATGTATACCATGCAGTGGGAATTAAATGATGATGGTAGCATTAAAATGGAAAATGGTGCACCTAAGTTTGAAAAAAACTGGACAGTTACACCTATTAATCTTATGGTAGGTGATAGACCTAAAAATCCAGATGAGGTTTATCAAGTAAAAGATAATTGGATTAATGGAGAAATTACTAAAAGAGCAATTCTTCAAAAAAATCATCAAAGTAAACCATCTGTAGCAGGTGGAAGGACAGTAGCAGATATTGAAAAACAATTCAAATAAATAATACACATGTCAGGTTTCGCAGATTATCTCTCATTACCATCTAATGAGTCTAATATTGACAACACTAATGTTGTTCCTAATACTCCTAATATTCCATACCCATCAATGGAAAGTCAATCCAGAGATGTAAATAGCAGTGGGTTTGATGACTACTTAGGTCAAGGAGAATCACTAGAAACAAAAATGGCTCCTATACCTTTTGATTGGGAGAAAACCCAGGCAGACAGATACACACAAAGTAGACACTTTGTAACTGAAGGATTTGACCCATATGCAGACAATGAGCTAAAATATGAAAGGGTACAAACCTGGGGAGATGTATTAGATAGGGCTGTTGGTGGTGGATTTGGTCTTGCTAAAAGTACTTTTGTAGAAGGATGGAAAGGATGGGCTAACATAGGTAATGCTTTATTTAACTGGACAAGTGACCAATCTTTTATGCAAAGACTTGCAGGTTCACCTGAAGAGTTAATGCAAAAAGATGAAGAACAAAAAGCAATATCCAATAAATATGCTATTTTTAAAGGACCTGAAAAAGAAACTGGATTTGGTATATTTAATAGAGAATTTATAGGTGACATGATCCAACAAGCAGGTTTTTCTGTTGGAGCAGGTGCCCAGTTTCTTAGTGAGATGGCACTTACCTGGGGTATAGGAGAAGGACTTGGTGCTGTTGCTAAAGGTGCAGGATGGTTAGCTAAGGGGGTAGAAGGTGCAGAAGATGTAAAAAACATGATGTCCGTTGCTGAAAAAAGTAACCAAATAGCTACTACCGGAGAAAAGATAAATGCTATGAGAAAAATGACTGATCCCACTTCAATAAAGGGGCTGTCTAAAAACTTATGGGATTATACAAAAGATGCTGCATCGTGGAGTGCAGACCAATTTAAAGATGTTACAGGATTAAAAGGGCTTTTACAAGCAAAAGAGGCAGGTGCATCTGCCTACCAGTTAGCTGCTATGGGGGTAGGTGGGGTAACAAGAACTCTTGCTGCACTTAATACTGCTACAACTGAAGCAAGGTTTGAAGCTGCCAATACTTACGGGCAGATGTATGGAGATTTTATAAATGATTGGCAGGAAAAACATAATGGTGAATTACCTGCTGGTAAGGATTTAGAAAGAATTAGAAAGACCTCATATGCAGCAGCTACTGATAACTTTGGTGCCAATACTGGTTTGTTAATGGCATTCAACCAGTTAGAGTTTGGTAATATCATGAATAAGTTTGGTTCCTCTTCCAGACTTATGAGAGAAGCACTTGAAAAAGGTGAGGGGGAAGTATATAGTATTACAGGCAAGTTAAGAAGAGACATTACAGGTGCAGTTGAAGGTGGTGGTTTAAAAGAAGGGCAAAAAGCAACACAGGCTTATGTAAAAGGTACCTTTGGTGCTCTTTCTAATTTTAACCAGATAAGAAAAGATTTTGGCCTTGGTACTGCTTTGTGGCAGGTAGGAAAAAGGTCTGGTAAATTAGAGGTAATGGAAGGTCTGCAGGAAATCCTTCAAAATACTTCCGACAACACATTTAGGGACTACTATAAAAATCTTTATGATGGGGGCAAAGACATACAAGGTGGTAATTTATTAAAAGATATTACTGCTGCTGATTGGGGTAAAGGTTTACAATCTCAATTAAGCATGGAAGGCTGGCAGACATTCCTTATGGGAGCTGCTACTGGGTTGTTTATAAATCCTATGCAGGCCGGGGTTATGCAAAGTTTCAGAAAAGCAAATGCCGGTATTAACTCTCAATATAAAGGAGAAGTAGATGCCCATAAAAAGATGCTTCAGGATAGTCAAAACATTCTTAATACCTGGTACAATGACCCTAAAAAATCATTATCTGAACATATTGCAGGTATAAAGGTACAGGGTAAAGCTGATCAGAATATAGCAAGTGCTTTAACTGATGGTGATAAGTATGAATTTAATAATGCAAAAGATGATGCATTTACTAATGCAGTAGCAGTTGCTATTAAAACAGGCAACTATGAATCTTTTAGGGATAGTATTAAAGAATTTGGTGAAAGACTTACAGATGAACAGTTTGAACAAGCTTTTGGTTTAAAAGCTACCGGGGAAAATAAAATATCTGCAAAGGCATATACTGAATCAATTGTAAGAGAGATAGAAAAATACCATGATACTCATGAAAGATTAATGGATGAGTTTGGACATCTTGTACAATCAGAACTATATGCACATGATCCTAAAGAGTATGTAAAAGCAAGAATGGCTAAAAGGTCACTTGATGAGGCAATACAGTTACTTGCTACTACTTCTTATCATGCAGATAAGACTATAGAAAGAGCTGTAGAGTTAAGATCTCAGGCAGCAGCATTACCTTCTTTAGGTTCTTCTGCAAATAAGACATTTGAGATACTAGGAAATATTGCAAATGCTGAATATGAGTTGGGTCAACTTCAAGAGCAGCTTGAGAACTATAAAGGCCTTGAAAAAGATAAAGATGTATCAGCTCAAATTACCAGTACACAAGAGCAGATAAAACACCTTGAGCAGTGGGTACGTAATTATAAGATACTTCAGGATTACAAAGCCAGAGGGGCAGAAGAAGCATTTAGAAAGACCACACCTTTTATACAAGGTGATACCGGTATGTATAATGCTATGCAGAAAATGATGGATGCACATAATGGTTATATGCAAGCTATCAATGCACAGTTTACTAAAGGTGCACCTATAGCAGATAAGAGGGAAATGAGAAAAGCATTTGACCTTCTTATGGACTATGATAAACTTAATAGGGATCATGGTAACTATGTAAGTGCTCTGAATGTTATTTCTGATCCTAGAGGTTTTAATCTTCTCTACAATAAAGCAAAAGATGCCATGTATGCTACAAGTGCAGATTTGCATGATAAGCATATGAAAGAAATTAAAAACAGAATATCTGCAGTAACAGGTGTACCTGTTGAAGATATCCTTACTGCTGAGGAGCAGAAAGAAAGAGAAAGGACAGGTAACCTCAAACAACAAAAAACACTTCGTAATCTTCTTGGTAAAACAGAACAGGAGATAACTGACCTTTTGGACAGGGTAACTGCTAATGAAGCAGAACTTACTTCTGCAAAAGATAGTATTATTAAGATACAGGAAGAGTTGGTTAGGCATAAAGAGATACTAGCTACTACTGATAAAAGTCAAAAAGAAACAAGAAAAGCTGCACAGGAACTTGTAAGAAACCTTACACAGGAAGTAAAGTCTATTAAACAAAATATCAAGTCTCTTGAAAAAGAAAAAACAGCTATTAAGAAGTCACTGAAAAGGCTTGAGTATCTCAAAGCTGCATATGGTGCTGCTATAACTGAACTTGAACAATCTACTGCTTCATTTGAAGAGATAAGCAAGGAAAAAAAGAAATTGCTCAAGGGGTTAGTTGGTGACATTTTACGTCCTGATTTAAGTATTTCTAATTTAGATGCACAAATAGCCTATGGACAAGAACAACTTAAAGCTATAGATGAAAATCTTAAATACCATTATGGTATAGTAGCTTCTACTCAAAGGCTGATTGATGAGTTAAATGTATTTATATATCAGTTTACTGAAGGGGCAGAATTACCGGAAGAACTTCAAGATAATTATAAGGCAGAACTTGAAAGGCTTGAGAAAAAAATAGGTGATACTAATTTAGCTATTAAAGACCTTACTGAACAAAGAGACAAGTTTGCAAGAGGACTGTTTACAGGAGATATACGTAAACAGCAGGAAGAGAATATATCAAAGCTAAAAGAACACATTAAGTATTTACAAACAGCACTAAGAGCACTTGAAGAAAGTGGTCTTGAAGAAGAAGAAAAACACCAAACTCCTGAAGCAGGATCACGTAGTCCTGAAGAGGAGGAAAGTGTTGGTACACCTGCTGACGAAGATAAGATAAAGAGTGAAATACTTGCCTTCTATAGTGCAACAGGTAAGCCTGTGCCTACAGAACCTTTACCACAAAGTACCGCTGCACCTGTAGCAGGTAAATCAATAGTGGTTAGAATTAATGGAAAACCTGTTGACCTTCAAAAAATGATGGATGAGGTACTTGCTACAGGTGCACTTACTTCCTATAATCCTTTGGATATAAGAGGCTCAAAAGAACAGATAATAGAAGAAATAGAAGGGTATGCTGAAGATGAAGGAATATCCTTATCTACTACTGGTACTACAACTACAGAACCTACAGCTCCTAGTTCTACCATTACTACTGCACCTGCTCCTACATCTCTTAGTCCTGAAGCACAGGAGTATCTCAATGCACATCCTGAGGTAAAGGAGAAGTTAGAAAGCTTAAGGTCAGATTTAGAGGCTGAAACTATGACCCCGGAAGAAGCAGCAGATGAAATGGGAACTGTTGTTGCTGAAATAAAACCTAAACCAAGGGCAGTAACAATAGATGAGATGGTTTCATTTCCTAATCTTCCTAATAATCCTCATGTAAGTAAACTATCAGATAGTGACTTCAGAATAGATGTAATTGATAAATACTATCCTTACAAAACAGTAGAAGAAGCAAATGCTGCACTTAGAGCATGGGTAGAAAAAAACTATCCAGGTACTAAGGAGATGACACCTGCAGAGAGAAGAATATTTGTAGCAAGACAGGAAGCTATTAAAAAGTTTAATAAAACTTTTGGCTTAAAGCAATTTTTTGCAAATCCTGATCTTTCCCAACTGTCAAATGATGACTTTGCTTATGTCTTAGATAATACATCTACTTATGAGCATTTTGTAAGAAGTATATTTGCTACAAAGTATAATAAAATACCTAATCATCTTAGTTACTATGTCAATAAACAGGGGGAACGTGTTACAAATGAAAATGAAAATAAATTTCTTACCAATTGGAAAGAACTCATTACCGAAGAAGAGTACAAAAAGGCACTTGCTGCCCATGTAGAAGGTCTTAATAAAATTGATAAAGCACATGACGAAAAGCTTTTAGACCTTAAAACTCTTACACCTGAAGAAAGAGCAGAGCAGCTTATTAAAATGGAACAGGATAGGTTATTTAAAAGTATAAAATATTTTCCACAAAAAGAGTTTTATAATCCTGTAACAAAACGTACTTCTATTCTTGGTAACAAATTTGTTATAATGCGTAGCACAAGGCATTTAATAACAGATACTAAAGAACAAGCAGAACAACTTGTTAATGACTATATTAATAAAGAATTAGCTAAAATAGAAGGTGCTGATATTTCTGAACATATAGAAGAAGGTGCAGAACCAGAAGAAGTAACTACAGGTACAGAAGAAGGGGTAACTTTTGAAGTTACACCTGAGATAGTAGAAAGACTTGAAAAGATAGGTCTGATACTTTCAGAACAAGAGAAGGCTCTTATTCCTTATGTAATGGGTACTGCTCCTGTTACACCAAAAGTAGATGTAAAACAGGTTTCTGAACTTGCTAAGAAAATAACAGATAGTTTATCCACCATGATAGGCCTTGAATTACCTGAAGATGGTAAAGGTTATGTCTTAAGCAGAACAGGTAAAGACCAGGGTAGTGAAGATAGAGTAGCAGAAAAGTATCTGAAAGGGGAATATGATAAATATCTTTCTCCTGAACAAACAGAAGAAGAGGAAAAAGAAGAAGAGTTTGAGCCAGAGGATTCTGATATAGATGAAGTTGTACCTACTCCACGTACTTACTCTTCAACTCAACTTACTCTTGTTCCATTTATTGATTTTGATGCTGCTTGGGCAGATGATGCTATTTGGAATGATGGTGGAAAAACACCAAAACAAAGACAGGATGCAAACACTAATCCTAAAGATGGTAGATCTTATCTTCCTAAACAAATAAAAGATGTCTATGAAGAAAAAGCAAAACAAGAAAGAACCAAGTTGTATGTTACACTTACTCCTGAAAATGTTTATGATAAGATTACATTAGAGTTTACCCCTACAGGTAAACCTAAAAATCCATACAACATATATTTTTACATAGATGGTGTTAAAGTAGGATTTATTACTAGTGATGTAAAAAGCCCTGCATACTCACCTGAAACAAACAGATTAATTACTGCTCTTAATGGTAGACTACAAAGAAGTGGTAAAACTAGCATTAAGCTTACAGGTACAGATCTTGAAAGTTTAATGAAGTTTACAGTTGGTGCAGGTGAACTTGCATTTGTAGAACCAGTTAATAATGTTTACCCTAAAGGTATAGCACTTAGTGAACTTCTTTATAACAGAGAAGGTGAAGGTGGTACACCTATTATTAAAAGAAATACTGATACAGGTTCCTCATTTGTATTTGGTAGTGAAGAAGATGTACCTGCAAATGCTTTATCAAAAAGTTCTTATGAAGGGGCATATAGTGCACTTATCAAATTCCCTAGTGGGCATTCTTATTGGATACAGCTTAACCATAGAACATTAAGTGATGCAGAGGTAGCAAATACACTTAATCTTATAAATGAACAAGCTGCTAAAGCTTATAGTGATAAGGCTACTAAGGATGATATTAAAGCCGTAAATGCTAAACTACGTGAGATATTTCCTGCATACAATGTGTTTGAAGAAAATGCAGATAAGAAAGGTTTAAAGGTATATCTTACTTTGGACCCAGGTAACCCTGCACAAGGAATACCTGCCGGTAAAAAACTTGGTATTACAGTAGTGCATCAAACTACAGGTAAGAAAGTAGAGTTTGCAGAAATTAGGCAACCTGATGGTAAAGCTGTTCATTTTGAAAACATACAGGATTTTATATCTAGAGTAAATGTTGCATTGGACACTATCAATGCAAAAAAGACAATGCCTGAAATACCTCATATTGAGCAGAAAAATATGAAGGAGCAGGTGCCTTTAGCCCCAAATGATCCTAAGTTGCTTCCTGCATTAATGGCAATGACAACCGATATCAAGATACCACAGGTGGTAAGTAATGTGCAGTTGGGTATCAATATTGTCAATGAGATGCCCGGTGTTGATGATCAAGCCAATACCATAAAAAGAAATGTTAAACAAAATAAAACTACTAAAGGGGCAGGATCTGTAGTTGAGCCAAATACACCTACATCTCAGCAAGTTGTTAACCCTAATGCTGAACCTGTAACTACAAAGTTAGAAGATATTAATACAAATACACTAGAAGGTTACAATGCATTTTTAGATGAATTAGAAAAACAAGATGAAACTGGTAAAAAAGCATATAAAATAATTAAAGGCTCACCTGTATTCAGTGCAAAGTCTGTAGAAAATATAGACACATTTGTTAAATGGGTTAAGGAAAAACTTCCTCAGGATATTATAACTACAGAGGAAATGAATACTCTTGTAACCAATTTACAGGAGAATAAAGTTACAGTAGGTGAGTTTATTGCAAAGCTTAATAAACTTCGTCAAATAGAAGGTGTTATAAGAGTTGCAAAAGAAAGTCCTTTTAAATACCATGAAGCTTTCCATAGTGTATTCCGTTTATTGCTTACACAAACTCAGATAGATGCACTTCTTGCAGAGGCAAGAACAATGTTCCCTATAACAGAAAAAGCACTTAAGGAATTACGTTCTCTTACTCCTGAAAATATGGAGTTGTCAAGAAAACAACTTGAAGAACTTTACCTGGAAGAAAAAATGGCAGATAGGTTTGATACCTATATGATGAATAAAAATGCTCCTGTTTCTCCTGGTATTAAAGGTTTCTTTGAAACCCTTATCAGGTTTGTTAAAAACTTCTTTAAGAAGTTTACTCCTTCTGATCTTCAAACTCTTTTTAGAGATATAGATGAAGGCAAGTATAAAAATAGTACTGTTCAAAGTAATAGCTATACAGAAGATGTAAGAAATAATCCTCTTGGTTTTACTATACCTGCCTGTAAAGTAATTAAAATAGGCACAGATGAGGTTGTACTTCCTAATGGTAAAACAATAGAAGTTGATAGGCACCTGCCACAAAAAGAAGCAGATAGATTAGTTTCTACTATTACAGCACTGTTTGACCAAGAAATAAGGAATAAGGATCTTAAAGAGTACAACAGTAAAGCTATACTAAATGGTATTCTTGATAAATACAAGGACACTTATAACCCACGTAGACCAAGGTATTTTGAAGTTCAATCTAAGATAAATAATCCTGCAGAAGCAAAAGATTATATAAGAAGGGTGTTTAATATGCATAACATTTTTTCTAAAACAGAAACAAGAAATGCTATTAAAGATGCAGTTGCTTCTTCATTAAAAATACTTGGATACCAGGTAACTCTTGATACTATTCAAGATGATAAGTTAACAGATACATATGGACCAAGGTCTTCTGATAAATTTGATAAAAAAGACCCAGGTGCATCAGCAGGTCCTGAAGGTAAAGCACAGGAACTACGTAGATTTATTGCTGGTACAACTACTGTAGCAGTAGATGAGTTTGGTAATACACATTATGCAGATGGTACACCTATAAAAGAGGCAGTAAATGCTGCTGATGTTTATAATGGGGTATTAAAGCTTCTTGCTAATACCAGTAGTACAGATGCACAGGTTGAGAAACTACTTCAGTTCAAAGACATGAATACTGATGTAGATGATAAAACAGGTGAAGAAAAGATAACTGGTAACAAACATTCAGTAGCTGTTATAAACAGATTTCTACAACTTACAGGTTATAATACTGAAACAAAAGAGTTTACTCAAAACCAAGAGTTAGTAAACCTGTTCTTAAAAGGGTTTAGTTCATATGCTGCTAATTACCTGTTTACACAACTTAATCCTGCTACAGGTAATGCAATAACTACTTTTGCAAATACAAAAGATAGCTCTGTTGTACAGGTGCAAAACTGGTCAAATGCTTTCTCAAGAGTATATGAAGATCTTATGAGAAGAGAAAGCACAAAAGATGGATTTAATAAACTGTATGTTCAAAAAAACAAAGCAATTACTTTATTTAGAAATGCAACTAATACAACTGCAATTGCTAAGAAGCAAAACAATAAGGTAATTAGTGGTATAGCAAATAACATAAGTGCTGCTTTTAAAGAAAATTTTGGTGTAAATCTTCATCCTAACTATATTAAATACTCTATACTCAAAGCAAAGAATGAAGATGCTCTTACAAAAGAACAGAAGAACTTCATTGCTGTATTTGGAGATATAGTACCAATTGATGAAAAGATACTTAGTGTATCTATTGAAAATCCTCTTTCTAATGGTGTTTCACCTTTTGAGAAAGGACAAATAGTAGAAGAAGGTCAGGAAGAAGAAGTTGTAGATAATACTGCATATAACCTATTGAAACAACTTGCAGATAACAATAGCATATTTGATGAAACTATTGGCTCTATATCATTTACTACTTCAGATGGTGAACTGAGATACGCACATACACATCCTAATTTTTATCATGTAGCAGTTACAGAGTTAAATGATCCTAAAGTTATAGCTCAGATACAGGATGACGTTGAAAAGAATACTGTACATCTATTAGACAGTGATGAGTTTATGCACCTTGTTAAGAACAAGAGTGTTAAGCTTAACATGGTAGAAGGTATTAAAAAGGCTGTAACCGGAGATAAGAAGGAAAAAGGTGTAGTTTATGGTGATTTTATTAGGAGAGAGAATCTTGTATACATGCTTGCAATGTATGATATAAGTAGAAGAAGAGATGCTAAGGTTGTAATGGGGGCAGATCCTAATGAGTTCTTTTATAAAGTAGGACATCTTATTAGAACAGTAGAGGCCAAAAAAGCAGGATATGTTATAGACCTACCTGTAGTACAGGCAGTTTCAACTAAAGAAGGTAAAACATCTCTCTCTGAGGAGGCTCTTAATATTCTTTATCAAAGAGTACTGGATGAAGTAAATAGAATAGCTAAAGTAAATAAAGAGATAGAAACAGGCAAAGATGAAAATGGTAAACCTGTAGCTATCTTAGAAGGCTATCATACAGGTGATCCTAATAAAGTAGACCAATTACGTGGTCTTAAGTTATATGAAACAAAAAAGATGCTTGGTGATCTTGCTGCAGAAATAGAAAAGAATGCAATAGATTCTGAGTATAAACTTGATGAGAAAGCAATTAAGGAGCAAATTAATGACTACTGGATGGGGCAAGTTGACCGTTTCATTGATATGATGAAACAGGAAAAACTTGTTACAGGAGATAATAAAAGAGCACTTGCACCTGCTTACCTGTTTAAAGGTTTTACAGGTAGGGGGGTAAAAGAAAAAAATGAGAAGATGTATCTGATACCAGGCAATTTTAAACACAACATTGCTCAAGTGTTTATGAATGACTTTTTGAATACATCTGCTGTAAACAGGTTGTTACATGGAGATGAGGCAAGAAGCTTTAAATTGTTTGTTGACCAGGTTAAAAGAGCTGCAGGTGCCAATGCTGCAGGTCCTTCTATAGAGAGTAGTGTTACTAAACCAGAATGGGGTATTGAACATAAACTTCAAACAATACACCATATTACCTATCAAGATACACTTTTCCGTAAAAGAACAGGTAAGACAGGTGACCAAGATGACGGTCAAATGTACTGCACTGAGAAAGGTTTAAGGTATATGCTTTTTGGCATGGGTACTCTTAAACAGGTACAGGTTGATATTCTTAATAAAATTAAGAATGGAGATAAAGTTACTAAAGAAGAGTTCTTTAAGGCAGGTGGTATACAGGATATGAAAGCTGCTTTCAATCCTATGAAGATGGTATACTTTGATGGCAATACCTACCTGAAATGTTCTGTTCATGTACTTGCTAAAGAGTATACATCATATAAAGATAAAGATGGTAACTGGCAAGCAAGACCTGGTAAGGAAAAACTTCATCTTTTGAGAAACAAACTAGAAAAGTTTGAAAAAGCTAATCAAACCATAACTTTTGCACATCCTCAGAGTGTGTCAAAGGGTATGCAGAAAAATGTAGTTAAGGAAGGTAACGGTAAAAGTGCAATAGAAAATATTGAAGATAGACACTTTAATGCTCTACCTGCAAGATACATGAGGCAGCAACTGGAGAACCCATCAGGTAAGACCAGTATGACAGATCCTACTCAAAAGCTTCAACAGATATTTGCTGAGATACCTGCTGATAGTAAAGTATTTCTTAATGGTAAAGAAATTTCAGGTAAAGAAGCTGTAAATAATTATCTTGACTTGATAGCTAAGAGATTAGCCAACAGCTATAAGATGAAAAGAAATGCAATCTTTGACTTAAAAGATGCATTTAATGAAATAGGTAAGTCTTATGAAAAAGGTCAGATAACACCTAAGCTAACAGAGTTCTATGATCTTTGCTATGACAACTTGCTTGCTACAGGTGCAGACAGCCAGACATTGGAGTTTTTCCGTACAAAGGATGATGAAATACAGTATAACCTTAACTTTCCGGCTACCCTTCAAAAATATACACAACTGTTTCTTGCATACTTTAGTAATGGTGCATTATCTGCAAAGATACCAGGGCTTACACTGACCCTTACTTCAAATGCACACCATAAAGTTGTTAAAAGACTTATATCTGTAGATGAAGAAGGTCAGCCTAAAGAATGGGAAGTTATAACAACAGAAATGTTTGATGCTGACCCTGAAAAGTACACAAAGTCTCTTATTAGGTACACACCTGATGAAGATGGTACAATTCTTAAAAGGAAGTTTACAGGTCTTGCAGATAAATTAGCCACAGGTAAGCCTGTATACTATTTGGATGATCTTAGAGATAATGTTGGTGTATATAATGAAAAAGGTGAACGTGTTGAAACATATAGTGAGTACATTACAGCTTCTCATTATGAGCAAGCAGATGATAGTGCTGTAGAATCAAGCTTTAGTGTACGTATACCTTCTGATGATAAGCACTCTTATACGAACTCAAGAAGAGTAGATACCTTCCCTATATGGATGGGGTCTACAGGCATGTTCCCACAAGAAATAATGGAAAAGAGTGGTACTGACTTTGACCTTGATAAAGTATATGTCTCTATACCTGATACTTATGTAATAGGTGATAAAAGAGTTGCATATGGAACTGCTATTACAGATGAAGATAAATTTAAGGAATATGTTGCATGGCAACTTGAAAATAACAAAAGTCTTAAGGCTTATGTAAAGAAGGAAATGTTATCTGATGCAGTACAGGATACTATTGCAGAACTTAAATTTACAGAAGAACAACAATCACATTTAATAGAAAGAATAACAGGTAACGTAGCTGCTTTATTTGATGCTCAGAATAAGAAGTTTGATAGTTATCTGCTTACAACCAAAGAAGGTGAAGAAAAGAAAATTTCTACAGATATAGGTTTATTATATCAACGTAGAAAGGATCTTCTTAAACAATTTACAGAAGGGGCCAAAAAAGCAGAAGAACTTCAAATTTTTATAGAAAAAGAACTTTTGGAAGCTAAAGCTTTTTATATAAAAGAAGGTCTTAAAAAATTTGGCTTACCTGTTACACTAAAAGAGTTTATTGCTGCAGGTAGTGAAAATGTAAATAATGGTGTAATAAACAATAAAGTACTTCAGTCTAGCCAATCTTTATTAAGCTCTGAGGCAATTGCAGGTGGGGAAAATCCTATCTTAAATCAGCCAACAAGTGTAGATATGCTTGATAACTTTGGCAAGATGTTAAAGAGAGAACTTATTGATGCTGAGAGTCAATATGCTAAAGATTTCTTGGATAGGATTGAAGATACAAAAGAAGATACCAACTCTATGTTGGGCAAGGAGATATCACGTGATACCAATGCTCAGGGTAGAGAGAATATTGGTGCTGCTGCAAATGCTGTTATCAACTACTCTGTTAATAGTACATTTAAGGTACCTATAAAAGGAAACCACATAATTATTGATGGTAAACAGTATAATAACTATGGTAACCTTAAAGCATGGGATGGTAAGGAATTTAATGGAGAAAGGGTATTTGCTGCACTTTCTGCTATTGAAAATGCCATGACTGATAATGCTAAGTACTCTTACTCAGGTAAGTATGGCCTTAGCATAGGTGCAGTAGGTTATCTTTCTAATATGGTTTCCCAGGGTATACCTTTTGAAACAGCTATGTTATTTATTGTACAGCCAACTGTACAAGAGTATTTCAAAAGAGTAGCTAATATTAAGTCAAGTATTAAAACTGAACAAGAAGAGGATCTTACTAAAGCAAAGATTTTAGCAGAACTTGAGGCTGATATAGATATTCAAACAACTAAAAGACTTAAAAAAGCTGAAGGTACAGAAGAGTTACTAGGTGCTGCAACATCAAGAGAACGGATGCTTCATAATATCAAAAATAATATTATGTCGTCTGAAATGTTAGATATACTAAAGGTTATAGACAAGCAGTCTATTGATCTTATGGACTTCTCTAAGATACTAAAGATAACACAAGGTTTGCCTACATCATGGGAAGAGTTTGATGATATCAAAAAAGCTATGGATAAGTTTGGTATACTTGATTCTGCTACAGAAGAAAAAGATCTTACTATTGATGTAAAGCACATGATGAACAATGACCATAAATTTATGGCTCAGTACATACAGGTGTTTAAAGACATAGACAACTTATCTAAATCAATATTTGTAGAAAGAACTGATGAGTTTAACAGACTGATGGATGTTACTGTTGGTAACTTCAATGTGCCTCTTGCAGAAAAGAATAACTTTAATAAGACCATAAAAAATGATCTATTGTCTTATATGACTATTATGGCATATAAGCAATATCTTAAAGAAGAAGGACTTACTACATATCTTACTTCTCTTGACCATGCAATGATCTACCCTGAGGCACTTGCTGCTAAGACAGATTATGAAGATGCTATTTATATTGTACAAAATCTGAAGGCTAAGTTTGACAAAGAAAATACACCTAACTACTTTATTAACTACTTCCTTAATTGTGTAGATGCTGATAAGAATTCTGCAGGTCTTAATAAAGTAGAAGCTAATACATGGGCAAAACTTTCTGAATACCAACAGGAGAAAGTTATGGATGGGTTTATATCATTGTATAGCAATAAGGAAACACACTTAGATGCTGTAGGGCTGTTCCATTACCTGCTTGTAAAAGATGGTGGACAATTCAAATCAGGTAGCTTTGTAAGGTATATACACAATGGTATCTTTAAAAATCTACTTGATCAGGCAGGTAAGGTAAATGACTTGCTTTCTACAGGTAAGAAGAATGAAGAGGAGTATAGAAAAGTATTTGGTGCTACTTCTGAAGAGCTATTAGATGGTTTCTTAAAGTCATATGCTACCTTTATAGGTAATAAGAAATTCCTGAAAGAGTGCTCTATCAGTGCAGATATTAATAATCAAAACTCTCCTATATACAGAGATAAAGAAACTGGTACAGTATATGTAGACTATAAAAAGGGACTTCCTTTTAAAGAAAAAGGTAAAGAATATACTGAGGAGGAAGAAGAAGCTATTTCTGAGAAAAGAAAAGACAGGCTTTTCTACATGGCCCTAAATGGTTTTGAGGGTGAATGGGTAGAAACTACAGATAAGAAAGGTAAGAAGGTATCTAGGTTTAAGATGAACTTTCCTTACTCCATGATTATTAATGGACAGTTCTACATATTGAAATCTGTAGACAGAGAGAAAAGTGCCGGAGAGCAAAATCCATCTTCTCTTATACAGGTAGGAGATTCTATGGCACAGGGAGAAAGAGCACAATATGTAAAGGGTCAACTTAGAGGTAGTTCAGAAGGATGGGGAGGTTCAGGTGTGTTTGGTAAAATGCCTATTAGAGGTGAAATAGTTGAGCAACCTAAACAAAACATTACTAACCCACCATATTCATCTGATGCACCTGGTGGTAAAGAAGTAAAAACAAAAACAGAAACTGTTGTTGATACAGGTAAAGAAGAAGGTTATGATTCTACTACACCATTAGGGTCAAAAAGGAACCCCTATACAATAGCTATGAACCTTAAGGATGGTGATGGTGGTAGAGAAATGAGGCCTGAGTTCAAAGGTAAGTCTACTATGGATCTTATTCTTTCAGGGGATAGAACTGCTACATCAAGAGACATGACTGAAAAATACAATAATGTACCTCTTAAAGAAGGTAATTATGTAGAGTTTGCAGATAAGTCAGGTAGAAAAGCACTGGTACAGGTAGTAAGTCCATGGTACAGTATTAAGGAAATAGATAAGGATACATGGAGTGAGCTTGAAGGTTGGGCACCATCTCTTTATACTAAGCTCTTAAAAAAACCAGGTGCAAACTATCAGCAAATGGAGTTCAAGCTTGTCTCTACTTCTAAAGGTCCTGAGCTTGATATAGATAGCATGAATGATAAAGATGCTATTGATACCTTACGTGATCAGTTTGGTTTAACTGTCTTTATGATAGGAACTAAAGGCAAGTATGGTATAACAAATGAGAAAGGGCAAACTTTTACACGTGAAGGAGTAACTCCTCAACAAATGTTAGAAGCCCTTGTTAAACAACAAACTACACCTGCTCAAGCACCTGTTACAATACCTAGCATACAAAAACCTGTACCTACAAAAACCAGTGTAGAAATTACTAAAGGTAACTATACAAGACAAGAAGTTCAAAATAATCCTAATAGTGCATATGTATTTACAGAAAATACACATAGTATAACAGCGTTCCCCAACAAACAAGGTGGTGGTTCTGCTATTATCAGACCAGAACCTAATGCTTTTGCAGTTGTAACTAAAAAGAAATACGACTACAATACTAAAGAAAATGTAGATTATACTGACACCCCTGAAAACTTTAAAGAGTTTGTAGAAATAAATACAAAACTTATACAAGATCTTAAAAACTCAGGTAAGTCAAAAATTGTATTTCCTCAAGGCTTTGCTACAGATAAAGCAACAATGCCAAAAAGGTTTGCAGAATGGTTACAAAAATCATTGTTGGATAATTTTGGGTTAGTTACAGAGCTTAATGCTACTAAAACAGGATTAATTAGTAAGTCAGTACAGACTATAGAAGAAAAAGCTGTAGTAAAACCTACAGAACCAGTAGTTGTATCTTTACAAGGAAAAGAGGAACTAATAGGTGGTGCATTTACAGCTAATGAATTAAATAATTTCTATCTTGAACATAAAAGTCTTAAAAAAGATAAAGCATTAACTTCAGCAGAGTTTAAACAAGCTGTAATTGATTATACCAGTGCACCTTGGTATAATGATGTAAAAACTCCTAAAGAGATAGAAGAGATTACAAACAATATTAAGTGTTTATAAAAATAAAAAATTTTACAATGGGTTGTCCGGTAAAAACTAAAGAGTATATACAACTTGAAGACATATTTGGTGTAGGTAAAGCATTATCTATTTGGCAACAGAATAATGAAAAGACACCTGATTTTGGCAAAGCTTTGTCTATGTGGTATCCAGGTAAGGTTGAGATATCTGACAGTCTTAGAGCTTGGAATACTGGTACTTTCTCAGGTAAAAACCAAAAACAGTTTGAACCGGTGATAGATAAGTTGATATTGTCTGATCCTAATGCCAAAGTCGGTGGTGGGGAGTCATTCAATGATGTAAAGACCAGGACCATAGAAGAAGGCAAAAGGATACTGGACTCTGCACCTGGGAACAGTGCAGTAGTAACTCACTCTACTGTCCTCAAATTCTTGCTTCTATGGGATAAAATGGGTAGACCAGAGGACCTATCAAAACTCACACCTGAGATGTACCTGGATGTAAGTACAAAACCAGGTGAAATGGAGAAAGTAAAAGGAGCCAATGGAGACATCTTCTTCATCAGACATGGAGAGACAGATGACAATGCAGATGGTAACCTCCGGACAGATGATACCATGCTTACTGATAAAGGTACTGCACAAGCAAACAAAGTAGGCAATCAACTAAAAGGTACTACAATATCTCAAGTATTTGTATCCCCTTTACCAAGGGCTGTACATACCACAAAGCTTATACTGCAGCAACAACCAAAAATAACTGTAGACAGAGCTACTTGGAGTGGTGCCAGAGAAACTGCAGGTGGGCAGAGGTATGGTATGGAAAAGGGATGGAATGAAGAAACAGTTACTGCAAAGGACTTCATGGCAAGAAGAGCAGAAATGAGTAAAGCTATGAGAGAAAAAGAATCTCAGGGGTATACTGTACAAAAGATGAGTGAGACTACCTGGAGATGGAAGAAAGATACAGAACTAGGCTCTTTTCTATATCAACTTACATCTTCCGGTAGGGAGGTAGATACAAAGTTGGATGAACAGGTTACAAACTTCTTAAATAAACTAGGTATATCTGTAGAAAAAGTACAGGAAATAATGACTTCTAAAGGTATTAGTGCTGCTGCAATGACAGATACCCTTAATAAAATTATCAGGGTTGCCAACGGCAAAGCAGGCATAGAAACATTATCAGAAGAAGCTGCACACCTGTTTATAGATATGCTACCGGCTAACTCTACTTTGCTTAGAGACCTACTCAAAGATGTAAAAGAAAGAGATGTTTATCAGGAGACCATGAAACAATATGGCAAACTTGATGAGTATAAAAAAGAAGATGGTTCTATTGATGAAGATAAAATAGCAAGAGAAGCTGCAGGTAAACTTGTAGCAGATGCTGTAGTTGGAATGTTTGAAGATAAAAAGGCAAAGTCTCTATGGCAAAGGTTATGGGATTTTATTAAACAGTTGTTTAAAGGTAAAGAAGAACTTACTCCCTACCAGGAAATAGCTAAATCAATACTAGATGCTAATATAAGCAAATTACAACCTTCTTTAGGTGGTAAAGGTATTTACTATCAGTTAGATGAAGATGAGGAAGAAATAGCAAGGAATGCTTTTAAAAAAGCAACTCCTATGCAAGCTAAGATAATTGAAGAAGTATATTTTAAACCACATAAAAGATATACTCTTGATAAAAAAACTCACGTTTATAAAAGTAGTGATGGTAAAACAACATATACATCACTAACAACTGCTATAGGTGTTGATTTTCCAGAGGATCTTAAGGACGAGTTTGAAGCAAACAGGGACTGGGGCAATGATGTAGACCAGATAATGCAAGATATTTGTCTGGGCAAAAAGTATAAAGATATAGAAACTAAAACACTATCTGAAGATGTAAAAGCAGATGTATACTCAATCTTACTTCAATATTACGGTGCACTTACTGCAGATGGTTCAATAGTATTACCACAGGTAATTGTAGCAGATGACCAGTCATTGGTAGCAGGTGCAATAGACCTTCTTGTTATAGATCCTTATGGTAACATGAAAGTAGTAGACATTAAATCTTCTTGGAATAAAAGAGGAATTGCATCATACAGGGCACCATATGGTCTTAAGGCTACAAGTAGAATATTACAAAATACTGTTAATTCCCAAAAACCCATAACTGCAATAACTAAAACACAACAGCATGGTGCACAAATAGGGTCTTATGCCAAGATGCTTAAATTGCAAGGGTGGTTTGTAGACCCAAATGACGGACTTGCTACTAAACATGTTTATCTTAAACGTAAAACTATTACAGATGCACAGGGTAATAAGGTAACAGAAATCATTGGAGCAGAAGATGATGGGGAGCATACACGTAGACCATCTGATAATTATACTCTTATAGAAGCACTTGTACCTACACCACTTAGTAACAAAGACCGGTTAAAAGAAATAAATGATGAGTTTAAAGTAGGCAATCCTATAAAAGATGCTGAGTTACAAAAACCTGCAGAAAATATAGTACCTCCTAATATAGAAGAATTATTAGACCATAAACTTGCTGAGATAAATGAAGGTATAGATAAGTTCTCTAACATACTTGAAGACCTTAGACATATTTCTGGTACAAGATGGGTTAAAGATGTTGCAGGTAAACTGACACAGGTAGCCCAGTTTAAAGTAAGGGATGAAACTGTTGACAGAGTAGATAAGTTATATCAAATACTTTCTACCAGTATAAGTCATGGCTCAAGAACTGCTGCATATGGTGAGTTTTTAAAATTTATGGATGAACAATTAACCAATATCAGTAAATATTTAACAGATAAAGATAAAGGTGCAGAATTTCCTAAAAACATAGGAAGAATAGATTATCTGAAAACTGCATTACTTGCACAAAAGTTTATAAAAACATTTGAGGGTATAATGAACCTTAATGTTTTTGGTGATGCCAAACAAGCAATAACACTTTCAAAAGTAGTTCAAAAGCTTAATGATGTTAGCCAAGATGTTGCATATGCTGTTGAACAATACAATATACAAGGTATTAAAGAGACTACAAGCAGAAAAAATGTAACTCTTGATATGCTCACTAACTGGGTAAAAGAAGATAAAGACATAAGTAATAATGAGCTGAACTTTGGTACACTTGGTAATAGTGGTGTTGTTATTCTTGAGAATGCAGACAAAAGAGTAAAGGCAAGATACCTGGCAGCAAAAGAACTTGCTGAACAAATGATAAATGAGTTAGTACTACCTGTAGCAGAAAAGTTAAGAGCTGCTAATGGTGGTAAGATTACTGCAAACATGTATGACTTTATGATGAGAAAGGATAGAAATGGTAAAAAAATGGGCCAGATCATTTCTCAAATAGGAAGAACATATAGGGAGATGCAGGATAAAGTGTATAGTGAATTAACAGATCTTCAAGGCAATGTTCTTACATACAAAGAGGTACCTGATGTAAAAACAGCAAGTAAGGAAGATATAGAGCATAATATTATGCTTTATTATAAAAAAGAAGCACAAAGAAAGTTTGAAAGTGCTGAAGAGTTTGATGAAGAAGGAAATGTTTCTTCTGGTGAATATCACAAATACTCAGATGAGTTTTTAGCTAAACGTGAAAAGTACATGTATAAAGAAGAGTATGGTGGTGCTCTTAAAAGAGTAAATAAGACCTGGAAAAAAGTTGGGGCATCATACAGATGGGAGTTTTACAGAGGAGCTACACCTGAGGAGGAAGCTGAAATTATAGCTTTTAAAAGAAAGTATTTTAGAGAGGTGCCTCACTATATGAGTGCTGAAGTAGGTAAGGATGGTAAACCTACAGGTAAAGTAACAGAAAAATATAGTGCATGGTTCCCTAAAAGAGAATATGTAGAAGTAAGAAACACTGTTAAGTCTACAGGTGAAGTAATAGCAGATGAAAACTATTATAAATTAATGAATCCTACTACAGAATTAGGTAGAGCTCAAAAAGAGTTTTACATGATGTATGTGGATACAATGGGTAAGATTCAAGATATGTTACCTACCAATGCTGCTGAGATATTTAAAAGAGGTGCTATTCCTACACTTGGTGCAAACTGGGTGCAAAAATTAGCAGATGGAAACATAAACTTAGGAGTACTTATAGCAAATGCTGTAAAGGCTCAGTTTGAGACACCTGTAGCAATGGATAAAGATGTTTCTGCAAATGCAGGATCTGTAAAACAAACTATTCCATTGTTGTATGTAACCCCACTACAGTCACAACTGCAGATAAACAAAATAAATAGTGCACTGGAAGAACTTGAAAAGAAAAAGTCTTCTATATCAGAACATGACTATGCCGTAGAAAAAGATAGATTAAATAACCTTCTTAAAAAGGAAAAAAATAAGATGAAAGCTACTGACCTTCATCCTGATCTTTCTATAGGTCTTACTGAGATGCTTAAAGCAGCTACTCAGTTTCAAGCTAAATCTGATATAGAAGATGATCTACAAGCAGTAAATAGCCAGTTATTAAATATGGAGTTTGACCAAGAGGTAAGAAAGTTTGGTGTAGTAGTAGGAAGGGAAAAAGTTGCTGGTATAAAATCAAATGCCTATAAAAGGTTTAATGCTTGGCTAGATATGTGCTTTTATCATGATCCTCTTATGAACAGAAGTACTGCAGATGCTGTAGTTAAAAAATTAATGGGAGCAACATCTGCACTTGGAGTATCCTTTAACGTATTTGGGTGGGTAAATAATGCTATTACAGGTTCTGTAAATAACTTCTTGGATAGTTTAGGTAGTGATTTCTTCCAGGCCTCTGCTATGAGAAGAATGACTGCTGTAGAGTTTCCAAAAGCCATGACAGGATATATGAGGGCAACGATGGAACATAAAGTAAAAGGATCTACTTATGAGCACAAAAAAGCAGGTTCTAAGTACGAGTGGCTTTGTGACCATTTTCATGCCATAGAACATTATGAAGCTGCTGTAAGAGGGCAGGTTAACTGGTTAGCAAAAGCTGGTGGCTACTCAGGTATGGAAGCAGGTGAGTACATGATGCAATCAAAAGTAGCAAATGCTATCCTTGCATCTATACCTGTAAAAAACTCAAAAACAGGTGAAGAAGTAATGCTTTATGATGCCTATGAATTTGATGAGAAAACAGGGCATGGAAAACTTAAAGATGGATTTGAGTTAACCGATAAAGAAAAACATGCTATCACAAATCGTATTAGAGAAACTATAGACCGTATACATGGTAACTACAGTCCTATTAACAAAACAATGTTTGAAAGGGAATGGTGGGGCCAGTTAATAATGCAGTTCCATAAATGGGTATGGCCTAACTTTAAACAAAGATTCCAAGCAGGTAAGTATGATGAAAATCTTGGTGGAGGAATGGACATAGAAGGCAGGTATAGAACTTTGTGGGGCTTTATAACCAAAATGCATAGTCTTGCAGATCTTACATCTGGAGATGCTTGGAGTAGACTTACCCCACATCAAAAGAATAACATGAAAAAAGACTTGGGAGATGCAATAATTTTAGCAACATTATTTGTAACTGCTCATATTATAAAGTCTCTTGCAGATGGAATACCGGCAGATGACCCCAACCTTAAAAGATGGATACACTGGCTTCAAACACAAAATGATAGGTCTATTGCAGAGTTTGGTTTATTTGTGCCTCCTATAGGTGTAGTAGAGGCATATAAACTGTTTAAAAACCCCATAGCAGGTGCAGGTAGTATAAAAGAATTTGCAGAACTTTTACAGGCAAGTTACCAATACCCATTCCTTGATGACGAGCATAGATACTATCAGAGAGGGCCATATGAGGGACAATCACACCTGACAAAACAGGCAAGAGATGTATTTCCTATACTAAAAGAATATAACAGAATACAATCTCTTATAACAACTAATAGCTTTTATGTCAAATAACTAAAAGTGTATCTATTTGACCGGATGTATTATATGGTTCATTTGGGCAATATAGTTGGTATCTGTAAATAACATTACCACTGTTGTCACGGTGAACCATAGTTTTATTTTCATCCCAGTACAAATATTCCTCAGGAGAGTCCTCTACTACAGGTGTTAATTGTTCTATTATATGTATATTTCCAGGTAGGCCTTGATTACTTTTATATTCCATATTAAACATAAACTCAAACTCACCTGATATAGAAGCTGTTTTTTTAACTGTAGTCATTCCAATTTTTTCTTTTAGTCTATGTATTTCAACTTGTTCTATATTAATACATAAATCCCCATTTTCTAATACATTGTATACACTGTTGTATTTATGAGGAACAACGTGAACAACCCCTCTTGTTATTTTTTTATTTATAACCATAATATTTCTTTGGAGAGTTACAAATTTACAACATAAACATAAAATGTTTACTCTTTTTGATTCATTTATTTAATTTTAATTTGGCTTCCTGCCGGTTTTTTTGTATATTAATAGTGAGAGATAAAAACTATTAATTATGAGTACTACAACAAGTAGAACATGCCTTTATTATTTTGTACACTTGGATGAAGCACAACATCCTATACCTGGTACAATGTATGCTAAAGCAAATAACAATAAAATTGATCAGGGATATAAGTGCCGGGAGGCTAGGCTCACAGGTACAGTCATGGAGGCACCTGCTGGGTATGTACAATGCTTCCCTTCCAATGGCCTTAGATACTGGTATCAGCTGGATAGTAAGGGTAACATACTTCCAAACTCTTTGGTGGCCGTAAAAGGAGTTCCTAAGCAGACTGGAGGCCGGCCTTGTCAATACATAGAATATAAAATTTTTAAAGAATCTTAAAATTATATATATGAACTTTAAAGCATGGTTAATTGACCTTTTTAAAGATGAAAGAGGTGTTACCTCTATTAAACCAGTTGTAGCATTGCTAGGTGCTTTATTTTTAAGTGGAACTATGTTAGCTAATAGTTACTCACATGGAGATATTAAGCCATCAAATGAGCTGGTAAATGCAGTTATGGTTATAACTGTAGTTGGTATGGGAGCAGATACTATAGATAAATTTACAAAAAAGCCATCTGCAAATAAAGAAACTAAATCTGAAGCTTAATGGCAACAGCTAAAAGCACAGGGGTTAAACAAGGAGGGAAGGCTGCTACTGGTAAATCAGTGGCAGTCAAAGCTCCATCTGTTATGCCCATAAGTTTTAAAGATTTTAGTAAAGATCCGGTAAAAGGTTTACTTTTTATAGTTCTTATGGCTATTGGTTATTTATATGTAGATGGTAAAATGAACTACACCAAACAGATTGAAGATCAAGGAAAAAAGATACAAGTTCTTGAAGATAAGGTAGACAGAGTAGTAAACCAGTTAAGAGTGTCTGATAGTACTCTTGCAGCTGCGGAGTCTAAAATAGCATTATTACAACAACTAGGCAAGATTAACTAGTATGAAAATAATAAAAACAATAGTATACATCTCAACAATAGTTATGATTGCTTGTAATAATCCAAGTGATTTTTCTTCATCATCAATAAAAGATAAATATGAAAAACTTGACTCAGTTCTTTTTAAAAGTAAAAACAGTGTTACTTCAATTGGAAAAGCAAATCAGCAAAGTGATTCGGCAATTTCAAAAAAAGTAGAAAAGACTGTTAAAAAGATTGAAGTGTTACATAATGAGGTAGTAGTACTTAAAAAAGAAAATAATGAACTTAAAGCCAAGCTTGGGGACACTGTTGTTCGTGTTAATAAGCCATTTAACTTATTGCCAGTCAGTCAGTCAGACAACAGTAAACCAGGTACCTCAGACGAATAATGTAGCTGTAAGCCCACAGGTAACTAATCAACAGCTTGTACCTGTTCCTCCACCACCTCCATCTCAATATCCTTTGGTTAAAGTATTGGATGGGGATACAGTAGTTGTAATGACTGTGCAACAGGGAAAGGACATGAACAAGAAGTTTTTAATGTTTAAAGAAGACATAAAGGCTGCAAATAAAAAAATAGATACTCTTACGGAAGCTAATTCCTTTTTGACAGATTACAGCAATGCTATTTACATAAAAAATAAAGATTATGAAGGCAGCTTAAAACTACTTTCTGAAAAAAGTGAAAAACTTATTTTAAAAAGTAAAAGTTTAGAAGATACTATAAAAGCTATGAATGATCGGCTTAACTTTGAAAGAATTAAAGTTGATCTTACAAAAGCAGAAACTCAGGGTAAATTTGATTTATACAAAACTACTATGGAAATGAGAGTAGAGGACTATAAATATAAATTAGACAGAGAAGAGAGAAGAACTAAATATGTTTCAACAAGGTCTTTTATAGAGGGTGGTCTTATAGTAGCTGTATTAGGAATAGCTGCTGATATGGTACATACTTATTATTTTAAAAAATAAAAAAACAATAAATAATGGCTGATTTTAAAAAAGCAATAGGGCATACACTTAAAGCAGAAGGTGGTTTTGTAAATGATCCAGCTGATGCAGGTGGATATACTTATAGGGGAATTACTAAAAAGAACTTTCCTACATGGGTTGGTTGGGAAAAAATTGCAACTTGGGTAGCAGCACATGGACAACCAAAAACAGGGCACATCTTTACAGAAGCAGAGATACCTGGTTTGGAATCAGACTGTCATGCTTTTTATAAACATCACTTTTGGGACAAAGTAAAAGGAGATGAAATACATAACCAGGAAGTGGCTGCAGATCTTTTTGACTCTGCTGTAAATATGGGTGTACATCAGGCAGTAGTTTTATGCCAAAGGTCTTTGGATATACCTGAGACAGGTAAGATGGATACCAGTACTTTAAATATTCTTAACCAAAATAATGAGGCATAAATGAAAAAGATAGTACTGTTCCTGTTTATAATAGGGTGCTCAATTAATAGTCAGGCCCAAAGCCCAATGGATAGTTGTCTTGTTTACAAGATGGAATTGGCTAAAGCAATGGAAAAACTATACAAAGCAGAAATCCCACTAAAAAATATAAAAGCTTGTGTGGCTTTATGCAAAAAGAAACCTGCTGAAAAGAAAGTCTTTTTTGAAACCATTACCTCTATTCTTAACACACCTGTAGCAGGTACAGTACAGCTATCATATGATCAACCTGATAGTTGTTCCTATTATAAAGAAGAAATAAAAACAATAAAACATAAGACTTACATGGCAAACAAACAGTTAAATACTGTAAAGTACTATGTAAAAATATGTGAGAAAAGACCAACCAATAAAAAGTTCTTTTTTGGTTGGGTTACTAACAGGGCCATAAAGTAGTTACCAATTTATAATTGGCTTGCCCTGTGCTGCTAAAACATCATTGGCCCATTGTGACCATTGTGTATCACTAATAGAAACTGTCCTGAGTTGCATCTTCCTTACGTGGGGAGATGCAATATCTTCTTCATACTTCCATGTGCCGGCACCTACAAATAGCCATGGAATGTCCGGGTATTTTTTATTGATCACCTCTATGACTCTCATAATAAAAGGTTCCCACAATTTGCTATGTGCCTTACCATCTATTCTTGTAGTTAGGGCTAATGGGATTATAAGCACTCCCTGATCTAACCATGACTTAACAATGTAAGTGCCCCCCTTTCTTTTTTTGTCTACAGATTTACACAGGGCACCCGGTTCATTAAGCTCTGGGTTTCCAGGCATATTCAATAAAAAAGGCACTCCTGTAACATACTCAAGCTTATTACACAGATAATCAGTAAACATTACTGCTTTTACCTTACTAACTGGAACAGCTTCTAAAAATTCAAAGGCATTAGATAAACCAGGACAAAATCTTTGATTATCTTCATCTACTTTTCTTTTAAGTTCTTTTATAATATTTAAAAAATCAAAAGACTCTAAAAATATTCTTAACTGATCATACCAGCCACTTTCTTTTAATTTTTCATTTATTTTTTTTACAATCTCTTGCATCCTTATACTTTTTTACTACCTTTGTTTTCAACAAAATTACCTACTATATGTCAGAAAATCAACAAGATTTAATGCTGCCTCACATCAAACAAGATGCAATTGTGGAAGTAAAAATAGGCACTGCATTTATTAAGAGGTTACAAGTAATGCTGCAATATCTTGTTGATGGGCATAATGAAGAGGTATTAGCCCTTGAAAAAAAGGCAGGCACAGAAGAAATACTTTCTCCTTGGGAAAATGCTGTAGTAGCTACAACAATGTTATTACAAGAAATATTAAGAGTAGCTAAGGAAAATGATCAAGTAGAATATCGGTCTTTAACAGATAGTCTTATGGCTGAGATTAATCCCAATAGTCCTCTTCCAAATTCAGATCAACCTGAATAGGACTATCCCCCTCCTCATATTCTTTTTCTTCTGATTCTTCAACTTCCTCAGGTGTAAGGACTATGCCATGTGTTTCTGCATATGAAGCATACCATACATTGTTTATCTGGCAGCCAAACCCCTCTATGCACATCCTTTCAAGCTCTACATCAGAGATTATAAAATAAAGTTTGGCAGGAATATCTATTACCCTCTGATCACAATTACAATTATACAACATACACAAAAAGTATATAACCAAAGTTAGTTTTTTACACTTTAAATGTGTATGCTTTTTAGGTAATTAAATCCACTCTTAGCTCTTTTTTTCAAAAAACTTCTGAAATACTTTATCTATACACTTTTTATGTACAACACCAGGAAATCCATTTGTTTTGTTACCATGACAGTCAAAGCAAACTAATAAGATATTATCTTCCTCATATCTAAACTGAGGATGTGTACTCTTTTCAATCAGATGATCAAAGTGAAAGCTCTTCATTTCTTTCCCCAGATGCTTTCCACAGTTACCACAGATATGTGGCCTCTTGTTCCATATGCCAGTGTAGAAAGCAATATCTTTCTCTCTTGTCTGCTTTTTTTGCTCTGTTTTCTCTTGAGAGATGGGCCGTTTTTTAATAGGCCCACCTCTTTTTAGAGAACTGTTATTTCTTTTTAATACTCCTCTTTTCATTGTCAGCAATTATTTCTTACCGTCTTTTTGCAAATAGGCACCAGATTTTATTGTATTTTGTAATTTTTCTTTTATACCTGGTACAGTTCTTAGCAAATTATACGGAAACATTTTTGAGTTATTAATATCTGCTAATATCTCCTCAAGAGAACTATATATATCTGCAGGTACAAGTGTGTGCTTGTCTTTATTTTCATGCTCTTCAACATACTCAGCACCATGAAAATTGTGTTGTTCTTTTTGCATATTATTTTGGTTTGTTTGTGTCTATAACTGTTATTATCTTGTTATCCTCAACAGCTATTTGTATAGTACCATATACCGGGTAAGTACCAGATCCAAGAACTCTTATCATTTCTTTTACCTGTGGGGTTATAAGCACTTTTCTTACAGTATCTTCATCTGCATCTAATGGCCCTATTCTTTCCCGGAATCTTTCTATACAGTGTGTTGTAATAAGAATCTCTCTTGTCTCTAGGTATTGTATGCCTTTTTGTACACCAGCCAATCTTTCTTGTAATACTTCCAGCTCTTTCTTCAGCCTCTTCTCTTCTTTTTTCACCTGCTCTATCTTACTCTGCAACTTGCCCCTCTGTGCATACAAGCTGGATAGCTTACTCTCCTTTCTCTCTTTATTCTGCTCTTTCATTACTTCAACTCTTTCAACTTCTCCAATACTTGTCTTTCAATTTCCGTGGCATACTCAGGATTATCAGATAAAAACTGAAGTACCCCCTGCTCACCCTGTACAGACTTCTCTACATTAGGTAAAGTATACCAGGCCCCGGATCTTGTTATGAATTTCAAATCCTGTGCCAGGCTAATAATTTCCATCATCCGGCTTATGCCTTTTCCCCAATCAATGACAAACTCAGCTTTGCCAAATGGTGCTGAACATTTATTCTTGATTATCTCTACAGTTGTCTTATTACCTTCATTCTCCTTATCAACAGATTTGTTTACCTTCATCCTCATATCTGAGTAGAACTTCCAAGCCAGACCACCAGTGCTCTGATTAGGGTCACCATAACCACCTACATTCTGTCTTATCTGGGATATGCCCATTAAAGTGCACCTATTATCCCTTAAAAGTGGCTTAATTTTGCCAAGACCTTGGCTGTTTAACCTTGCTTGTAGGCCAATAGTTACATCACCAACTTCACCATCTACTACTTTTCTTGGCATAGCTGCTGTATGAGAGTCATGTACTACAAGTCTTATATCACCTGTCTTAATTAACTCCTCTGTCATGTTGTAACCATCTTCCATACACTCTGGTTGAATGATAATTAGCTTATCCATGTCTACTCCCAGAGCAGTTGCATAGGTTCTGTCAAATGATTGCTCATAGTCTACCAATACACATTTGCCTTCCAGCTTTTGAAAATTGGATATTGCATGCAGAGTAAGAGTAGATTTACCTGAGGATTCCATACCCAATAGCTCTATTAATTTACCTACAGGTAAACCACCAATGTTAGTAGCAAGATTAAGTGTCAATGAGCCACTATCTACTACTTCTAACTCTTCTTTGGTATCTCTACCCATTATAATTGTACCTGCACCAAATTTCTTTTCCAGTGCCTTAAGTTTTTCAGCAAGAATATCTTTTTCTTGCTCAGTTGTTGCTGCTTTTGCCATATGTTTTGTTTGATTTTTTAAAATAGAAAAGGGCTATAAATATACAATATTTACAGCCCTTTTGCAAGCATTTTAACACCTATTTCTTACTGTTATTCATACTTTAAATCAAGTATAACCCTGCCATTATTCTTGGAAATATCCATAGCAGAAGACCATATACCTGTCTCTACATGCCATGCTATTTCATGGTGCAGATCAGAGATACCTTTGTATTTAAAACCTCTTAGGGTAAATCCACTTACAGCCTTGTCCAGGTCATCCTTTTTTAGTTCTAAAATAACTGGATCAGCAAACCCTGCAGTATCTATAAAGATGAACTTCATTGGTAAGATAGTATAATCTTCCATTTTGTGCTCCTTGGCCCACTCATGTAATGCATAGTCATACATAGCTGCTTGTAGGTAATAGCCAAACTTTGTATAGGCTTGCTGAGGATTCTCATTATCCCAACTTGTTTTCCAATCTACCGGTGTTATTGTTTTATGCTCATGGTCTACTATTACCTTATCAACCATTGCTTTATATGGTACCTCATTTATTTCAAACAAAATAGGTAGCTCATTAAACACTTCTATTCCATCACCTGTTTGTACTGTAGCATAATACTGAGTATAATTGTGTGCTTTTATTTTCTCTACCAGTCTTTCTGCTTGTTGTATTGTTGGTACAGATACAATTATTTTTCCTACTGATGCCATCTTTTCTTTGTAATATATTTCAGCATCACCTGTAAACATACTTAAGATCTTAGTTGCATCTTTCCCTTTAAATGCTACTTCCTGCATATTAAAGTCATACTTAGTAGTTGTGACTGCATCCATAAAGATTGTCTCAAAACTATCTGTTTGTATACCTGTTTCCTTGTCTATGCTTTTTAAAGTTCTGTTATACAGGTTATTTACAAGATCAGCCATTTGTCCTTTAGGCTCATTAGCTACAGCTATGTGAAACTTCTCATCAAAGTCCATACCTGATAATAAAGTATGTACCAGGTGTCCCATAATGATGGGGATGGATATCTTATCTTCTTTTACTTCACCAAGAACCATTTCTTTGTAAAAAGCTTGTCTGTCTGAATCAAACTTTTTGATGGAGCTGTATGAAAGCCTGTCTTTTAAACCTCTATAGGTTTGCTCTGATATACGTGATTGTTCTACTTTCTTTGTAATATTCATATTATTTCTTTTTATTTTCTATCCTAAATATTTTTGTATTTATTGCACTAATACAATCAGCTATGGCAGTATTGTATATATTATTGCCCAACCTGTGTGTTTGGTCCATAGCCCCATTAGCTTCTTTCCATTGTTTAAGGATAGTATCTTTTATTTCTTTTAATACTTTTACTTCAGGTGTATCCGGTGTTGCTTTTTTTGTCTTTGCCATGATTATTAGTTGTTATTTAAGGATGTAATATAATTTTCCATTGAACGTACTTTCCAATGAATCACTTTTTGCTTTCCTGTTGCAGTTTTTAAATAAGCAGTTGGAGTGAATGTTTGCTCAAACAACTTATGAGGTTGTATAAGATTTACAAATAGCTTATGTTTTTCCCACATCCACTTCTGGTTGATCTTAAAAAGCCGGGTCATATTGTTCTGATCAAAGTTTGGTTTTACTTCAATAAGAGTACGATAAGCACCGATAAAATGTGCATCTATTTTGCTCTTTTTATTCATCCTGTCTACAAATAATGCAGCTCCTGCATGTGTCCAGTTTACAAGAAACTCAGGAGTGTAAACATGAGATTCAAGAAGTACCTGATTCTTTTCAACTTCTTTTGTCTTTGTTTTCATTTCTACTACTTGGGTATATCTATGCTCTAACCTTTCAGAAAGAGTATAGGTAGGAGCTCTTTCAAGTTTTTCTACATACCCGGCCTCTATAAGTTCCTCAAAGTACATAACAGTCATTTGTTCCTCAATACTATCAATTTGTATTCCGTTATAATATTTTTTCTCGTTTTTCTCCTTTGACATAATGTTTATATATTTTAGTTATATGAATAATAAATTTTTCTTCTGTACAATCACTTTTTATAAAATTACAAGTACCGCAACAAGGAACACAATTTTCTATATCATAACCTTTAGTTGAATCTAATCTATCAACTCCGTTCATTTTTACCTCAAACTCTGCAATAATATCTTCTGTTAAAGTATTCTTCAGTTTTTTTCTATAAGCTGGATATTTGGCATAATTTCTTGTGTCAGTTTCACCACAATAATAACAGGGCAAAAAAACAATTTTTAACCAATCTTCTTTTTGTAAAGAATTTAGATTTCTAATTTTTGCATTATATCTATGACTATTGTACTGCTCATTTATAGTTCTATTTTTTGGTTTTCTATGAGAAGCACCTCTTTCTTTATTTAATTCAGGGCAAGATAAACTACAACATTTAATATTATATTTTCTCCATCCACTAAGAATAATTTTATTACCACATTTGCATGTCCACTCCCATTTATCATCTGGTAATTTAGCAGTACAGGTAAGTAGTTTTCTGGTCATTCCAAGAAAATTTATACCTCTGCCCCATTTTCCCATATTGCAACCACAACTTTTAGATCCTGTTTTACATAAATTTTTATCTCTAAATAGTCTTTCTACACCACAATCACATTTACATAAATAGGTATCATTATTTTCCTTTGAAATAACTAATAATTTACCAAATCTCAATCCTGTTTTATCTATTTTTTGCATAATATTATTTTATACAAAAATAGAACAGTTGATTTAATTTAACAACTATTTTTTTGTCATTACCTCCTCCTGGCTATCAACAGCAATGCCGTTATAATACTTCTGTTCTTTTTTCTCTTTACTCATTGTCTGTTGTTTTTTCTGCTGTCAAAAGTTTCAGAAACCTGTCTGCACCATTATTAAATATCTCAAGCAATGCACCTTTTACTACAGTATTGGTGTTTGGGAGCTTCTCCATATACTCATCGTATATTGACATTGCAATATTTGCAACCCATCCATCCCAATATGCTCGATCTTCTATCAAAGCCTTGCTAAGAAACCTCACTGCTTCTGATGCAGGTACATTTATCATTCCTTTGTATTCATATGCCTGATGTGTAGTGAATTGACCTAAGACATTAGGATGTATCCAGTTATCGTGGTGCTCATAAGTTTTCCAGCCTCTTTTTTTGAGAGTTTCTACTATATCAGGTAGCTGACTTCCGGCTGCTCTCATGTCCTCAAACATGTCATTTTTGTTCTGTTCCATCTTTATAAATTTTTAAACCTTCTGTTGTTTCTATAATAGGAATAGGCTCACCTATAATCTTCATAGGTTCTTTTCCTGAAACGTCAAATACTATAAATATTGCAGACTGTTTAGTAGGAGGTTTCCATTCCTGTTTACTGTCTACTGCTTCATTCTTTACTACATCCCATATTCCTATAGGAGTTCCATCACCATCTTCAGGTGTCCAAGGAAATCTTATTCTTTCTCTACCCTCACTATCTGTATAATTATGAGTTTCTCCATGCAGCAACATATAGTTTTCCATTGCATTCCAAAGAGCATCTCCTTCAAGATCTTTGTGTTCAGGTACCTTTTCTTTATACTGCTCTACTGTCATTTTATTTTATGTTTAACCACTCCATGATCTTCCGGAGTTTTTCTCATATTTTCCACTTATTGGATTTCTATTTCTTTTATCTTTTCTTATTTCAAATATTTCTGTAAATAAAAATACACATCCTTTACTAGTATTTTGTTTTCCTGAACAACATGCGGATATATTATTAATTGATACACCATTTTCTTCTGCTGCAGTTTTTACACTTTTATACGTGTTAAGTAATTCTCCTTCTATTGAGTATTTATATACAAGTTTTTCTACTTTTTTTACTCTTTTTGCTACATGTTCTTTTGATAATTTTTTACCATAAAACGGATGATTTTTTCCAGTATATCTTTTTCCTATCTCTGATAATTTATATTTTGTGGCATCTGACTGTTTACACTTACAGTTAGGAGATGTAGGTTTATCATTATATCCTCTATTTGGATTATGGCTATCTAACATATTGCACCACCAATTCTCCTGACTACATAAATACTGTTCCTCACATTCTTCTAATATTTCAAATAGAAAAGACTCTTTTCCATGTGCATCCCATGCATGCTGGAGATATTTACAACTATGCTTCTTTTTATCTAAATGACTTTTATGAACTGCCCACCTTTGTTCAATATTTTTTGATAGTCCTACATAAATCTTTCCGTTTAGAATATTTGTTATTGTATAAATTCCTGATTTCATAACATATATAGTTACACCAGAACACAGGTTGCAACAGTACTCTGATGAGAGAGGACTTCCTGTGTCTGGTGTTTTTTATATTGGTTGGCTAGTTGTTGGAGTTTATCAGGTACTGTTGCAGTACAATATTACGACATTATACTGTTATTCCAATAAGTTTCATGACTATTTTTAGCTCATTAATAGATTTACATTCTCCGAAAAAGATTGCACTTTTATTATGTGTAATAAGTAATGGTTCTTCATCAGCATATGGAAAATATAATGCATAGGAATTTAAATAATATTTATAATCATCTGCTTTATAAGCATCAAACTTCCAACCTAATGATTCTATATCACTTTGATCAAGGTAGCGAGTTCTTATGTAGTCTCCTACATTATCACCATGTATACCACAATACCTAAGATACTTTCTAAGATCATCTACAGTTAGTTTATCTTTTACTATATCATCTTCAAGGTTTATATCAAATGCACCTTTACAGGTAGTATGTTCACATTCATATCCAATATGTAGCTCTGAAATGTCTGGGGTATAATATTTACTCTGTTGTTCCATATTTCTGAAGTCGTTTTATCATTTGTAAATTCTTAATCATCTGTCTGATTTTTTTATAACCAGCAGGGTCTGTTATTATATGTACTATTCTCTTTTTAACAGGTGCTCTATTATAAAAGAATCCAAACATTTCTTTTCTAAAAAGTTCAGTACTAAACTCACCTTTATTAAGTTCTATTTGAAACTGTTCTCCATCTATTCCTGGTTGTAACTGGTTCCAAATACCTTTACTCTGTTGTTCCATCTTAGTTAAATTCTATTGGTTCCAATTGTTTTAGTATCTCTTTCCACAACTCTTTGTCTTCATACTCACAAGTAATGTTACCACTCCTGCAGTAGTATTGTATTGTGTTATTGTCTTCTCGGTCACTCCATGATTGATAACCATAGATGTCTTTCATCTTTACCTTTAGGTGAGTAGATCCATCTATGGTTATAATCAGGGAGTAGAAGTTAGTTTTTACCTTGACCATTTTTAATCTCTTTTATAAGATCTTCAAGATCTGTCTGCACTACTTTAGGCTCTTTCTTAGGAAGTTCTCCAAGGTACTGCCTTTTTAGTGAAAATGCAATAGCCTCAGACATTTCTGTGAGATGTTTAACATCTACTTCTTCTCCTCTTGCTTCACCTATGTAGGTTACTAATGCATCAAATAGAACCCCCTGTATGCCAGGGAGTTCTAAGAGTGCAAGTTTCTTTTTAGTATTTGCTATGTTGCTCATATCCATTTTAACTGTTTAGCCATATTGTTTATCTCTTCCTGTTTTATCCTGTGGCAGCCTACGACAATATGCACATTAGTAATCTCTCTTACCCGGTACTTATCTAAAAGATTATAGTCACAACATGCTTCACTGGTACATCCACCTTTCTTCAGCATTACCTGGATATACCGGTAAAACTTATGAGCTACCTCTACAGGTATTTCTACCTTCTGGGAGGTTTGTATCCTCTGCTTCTCTACATTATACCTGAGAAGGTCAGGTAAGTTGTGTGAGTGTTTATAAGAGTAGGGCCTATACACATATGGTTCAAAGTTTCTCCACTTCTGTATCTGCTCCTCATTCTTTTTTATCTCTGCTCTTTCTCTTGCTAACCTTGCTTTCTCTCTTTTTTCTTCAAGTTTAGGATCAAGAAGCCTCTCTTTTCTTTTTTTGTTATGCTCATCAATTTCTTTTTCCCATTTATCACTTGCTACTTCTTCAAGAATTTGCTCTACTTCTTTTGCAGGCTTTATCTTGAAAAATTGTAAGTACATTTTTAATCGATGTGAATTATCACGTATTCTAGTTAAAATATAATATTTATTAGTCTTTGCTTTTTTAAACTTACTAATAAAATTTTCTATTTCTTTTGTCCAATAATCTATGTTTGCAGTATGATTAGGTTCACCATAAGCAGGAAGAAAATACATATATAGTCTAGTATGCTGACGTATAGCATATTTTACATCATCTATATGTTTTCTGGTAGTGTTACTGTAACTTCTTAATGTAACAAACATAGTAGTTTTTGCACCATCTACATGTCTTCTTGCTATAGGAAAGTGTCTGCCATAACTATATATAACATCACCTTCTATAAATCCATTACGAAACCTTGCTTCTCTACCTGGTTCATTAGAAAAGATGTGTGCAATGTCTGACATTGAACTAAACACCTTTTTTTGTCTTTTTGTTGTTGTATTACTTTCCATAACCATGTATTTTTATTAATTGCTCAATCCATTTTGTTACATCTTCAGGTATACTGTCTTTTCTTAACTCTATACCTATCTTTCTACTGTGGCTTCTTTTGTCTTTTATATACTCATAAATACTTTTCCACCCTTCTACTTCTAAAACATTGCCACCATAGCCAGCTGGTTCTTTTATTTTTCTACTACATCCCCATAAATCACCATTTGGGAATATTATAGTGTAACATATTAAACTGTATTGATCATAAAACACCCAGAATTTATGTAAAACTCTGGGTGTTTTGTTAATTCTTTTAGTTGCCATACTCTAGTTTTAGTTGAATTCCTAATAGTAATGCTCTTTTTTCTTTATTCTTTATATGCCGGTCTATCGTACTTTTACACTCTGAAAGCATATCTTCTTTACCATCATCTCCATAGTAACCCCAACATGAGTCAATATGCTCTCCATCTGGGTCTTCTATTGTAAAACCATATACTTCACCAGTAAGATAGTTATCATATACCTGTACTTCACCTCCCATGCACTTTTTTGCTTTTTCGTAAGCATCTTCTCCTTCTCCCCATTCTTCAACAATCTTTTCTTTCTTTATGTATATCCAACCTACCTGACCAGAATCCCATCTGCACCCAAAGGAGCTCATTGAAATAGTAATCCCACTATGGTCATAAAGATAAAGAGCACTTATCAGGTGCCCTTTCTTTGTTATTTCTTCAATTAAATCATCATACTTCATATCTTCCTCAAGGTCATCCCTATCTATACCTGCTAACTCATATAGCAAATCAATAGGTTCATTATAGTTCTTACTGAGGTTTTGGCTTTTTCTTTTTCCATCTATTCCTTTCCAACTTTCACTATCTCCCAGATCATAGTTTCTATGCCAACAAACCATAGTAGCTGCATTATCCCATTCTGTACGTGGGTTCATTGGGTCTTGATAATAATCTATAATAATTCTGTATCCTTTGTATTCTTCTGTATCGTAGTTCATTGTATCAGTTTTAATACCTCTTGATAAACTTTTACCCTTTCCTTACACCTGATCAATGCATCTCTATCTGTTCTCTTGCATGTTTCCAGATGTCTGTCTGTGAACACATCTACCTGCTTCTTGTAGTAATCAAGCTTCTTTTCTATTTGTTGTTTCATTGTTCTTGTTTTTAATTTTGGTATCGTAATAATGTATTTCTTTTTGCAACACCATCTTCTAAATAATTTATTGTAGGCAATAAGCTATTAGGAGTATTATTTTTATCTCGTATTGCTATTGGTACATACGATATACGAACAAATGTTCTCTTAGCTCCAATTGGTACAGTTGGTCTACGATGAATTACATAAGGATCAATACAATAAACATTTTCAGCAGCAGTAGTAATTATATTACCCTCATGTGCATTGTCTTGTATGTAATATTGTAGATTGTGCTTACTCGGATCAAAAGTTGATGGTATCTTCATGGGATTAATAAGCACTTCTGTTGGATAATTATTACACCATATGTAGTTTTGCTCTGGTATATGACTAACCTTAGTAGAGAACCCATCTACGTGCCACTCGTCATCAGTAGTTGATTCTACAAAACCATGTCTAACAGTTATGTAAACAAATGAGTGCTTTATTCCCAAAACATTATTCTGATATTCATCGGCTAACATTAACATTGGCAATACCCACATCAATTCCTCCGGCAACATAAAAGATTGATCTACATTATCACGTATTAAAATGCGTAAGACATACTGCTTCTCAGCAGGTGGATGTAATTTTAATAGCTTATCTGTAATACAAATTGCTTTATTAACTTGATTGTAAAAAGAAAGATTTATTATCTCCTTGCCTCTATTCTTTATTACACTACTCATTGTTCTTGTTTTTAAAGTTCATCATGATTTCTTCCTTCTCATCTACACAGTTGTCATGCCACTCATCTTCAAGTTGATCCTCTTCATGTAAATTAGGTTTCAACTCTAAAGAAGGAAACAAACTTTTCTTTTCTTCAACACTAAGGCTCCAGAACCAATCATTCACTGGTCCCTCATCACATATTGTATACTCCTCAAATTCACTTTCCCATTTCTCTTCAGTTATTAAATAGCCAATCCTGTTTATGTAGTGATAACCAGCTACTACACCAAACCAACCATCATTGTTGTCAATAACAGTCCAGATTTTCTGTTTATCTTCAAAACTTCTTACATACTCAATATCCTCTCCATATGTTTCAAACTGACAACCATCAAATGTCCAGGTATCTCTAAAGGGATTTTTAACAGGATGATATTTTTGTTCAAAATCATCTATTGTTAGCTGTTTGTTGTTATTCATTGTATTCAATTATTTCTGTTCTTTTAACATTTACTCCTTCTACTGTAGAATTCATTTCATAACTCAATTCTTGCACAAAAAGTTGTTGTGCTTCAGCTATAATATCTTCATCTTTATACTGTTCATTTTCATCAGGTACAGCATTCTCAAAGTAATCACTGTTTTCTTCTATGAACTTTTTCTTGTTTATTTCAAGATCAACTTTTATTGTAACTTCTACCTGTGTTTTTATCATTTTTAATAGTTGTTTTTTTAATTGTAGATAACTCATCAAGAAGTGCCAGATATTCTTTAATAGTAATATCCGGCTCTTCTTTTATAAGTTTGTCTATTTGTTTTTGTGGTAAATGCTTTATTTTTTTGTCTGTATGCATACTAAAATGGGCAGTCTGAATTTGTTATTAAATCAGGTGCAGGGTTGTTTACTTAGGAATCAAAATTATACAGTAAGAGGTGCCAATAAAAGAAGTGTTATAAAATACGATTTATCTTTTACTAAATTTACTTCTACACCTTTTTTTCTAAACCACTCTACTTTGTATTCAGCACCATTGTTCTTTTTTAGTATATCATTTATCCAAGTAAAAAGCTGCTCATGCTTCCAGGCTCTGTTCTGATAGGATGCTGCTGCCGGGTGTTCAACTTTTTTGATATAATGAGATATGGGCATAATATACTTCTCATATACCTGGGCTGGTTTACCAATAAGTACAATAGGAAGTCCTTTGTAGTATTTGTCTATTATCTCCTCAAAGAAATACTTCATAAATGGCTCCCATAACTGTGCATGACTGTCTGGTTTACCTGCCTCTATTGTAAGTGAACTATTCAGTAACATTACATGCTCTTCTTGTAACAGGTATGATAGATCACACCTGAGGTCATTAAATGGGTCAAACCCATATTGTTCTTCCATAGCCTGATACCACTGCCACATTGTTGGCTGTTGGTATGGTGCTATGTTACTACAATCCATAGGAATACCATTAGCTACAACTACTCCATTTCTTTTTGTAGGATAAGGAGACTGCAATAGTATCAAAGCCTTCATCTTATGTCTGTCACATAATTCAAACGATTTAAACACTTCTGCAGACTTAGGATATATCTCCTTACCTGCTTTAGTAGAAGCTTTAAGCACACCAAATATTTTATCAAATGCTTCTGATTCTATAAATGGCCTAAACAGCTCCAGCCAGGTGCCAAACTGCTGACTTAATTTTTCTGTTATTTGCATACTACGATTTTAATATTTTGGATCTTGCTATAAATCTTTTTTTTCTTACTACTACACAATTACTCAAAGAAGTAGCATCAGTAACAGTAGCAGTTATTTCTTTAACATCTTCATAGACCTTTTGTACACTCTCTGTACTTTTTACAGTTACTTCTACTTCTATAATATACTTAATTGGTATTGTGTATATATGTTCCATAGTTTATTTTTAAATAAAAACAGGGGAATTGTTAGTTCCCCTGTTCTCTGATTTATTAAATAGCCTGTAGGCATTTTTCATCTGTGCTTATTAGGCAACTTACTGTCTCCCTTATTTTCTCAGGTACATGCATAAGTGTTACTCCACCTGATATCTGTGGAAGATACTTTAATGCTTCAGGAAAACTTGCCTGTACTCTTTTATAAGTACCAAGTCCAAGAAGAGTGTTTTTTATCTCTAAGAAAGTTTTATCTCTCTTTTCCTGCAGTGTCTCTCTTTTATTAATCAGTTTTGTATACCTATCTAAATCTTTGTCTTTAAGTTCAAGGTAATGGCTATAACTACAACTCTCTGTTAGATCTGCACTTATTCTATTTTTGCCACTTATACCTACTCCAGATGCATGTAGTCTTGTAATAGTTTTGAAGTATTCAGGGTATTTTTTGTATACATCTTTTACTGCTTGTGGTATGCTCTTTTCATGTAAATGAATAAGCATTTCTTTTATTTCATCTTCTATCTTCTTTATTTGGGCATCCAACTTTTTACATATTTGATTTGCAGCTTCTTCTGCACCTGCTATAGTTACTCTTGACATATTATTGTATTTATGATTTACAAATTGTAAACTAATAATCTATTTCTGCTGTTTCCAATGTTTCTTCATGCATCATCCTAACTAAAAGATCATATGTCATGTTGGACATCTCATATTTAGCACCTGACATATAATCATCAGTAACAGTTCCCTTCTTATCATGTGAGTTTAAATATGTCATACTTTGTAAGACACCCCATAAAGTCCTGCCATGTACATTAAGGCCATTCTTTGTAAGTGCATCATCAAACTCTTTTACCCTGTTTACAGTTCTTGTTGCTAATTCTTCCTCAGGTGTATCCATATCTACTTTGTAGACTGTTTTGATGAGCCTTTTTATATGCTCCTCTGTTACTTTTACCTGTGCCAGGGATTGATATGTCTTTATCATTTTCTCTTCCTCAGCAAGAATTAAAGGAATATTACGGATATACCAATTCATCTTCTCACCTGCATTGGTTGTATGTTTAACCCTTGCAAGTTCTTTATGGTTTACTTCCCTCATCATTCCATTGGAGCACACCAGTACCTTATTAAAAATACCAAGCATTATAGGTGCACTACCATCATGGGTATTAGATACTGTGATATACCTGTGTACTGTATCTTTGCCTATTTGTATATCACCTATATAGGCTTTGATTACTACCTTCTTACCACCATTTACTTGTGTAGCTTCTATCTTCTTAAAGTCAAACTGCTCTGTAGATTCCAGAAATTCTTTGGCAAGTTGTTGATTTTGTAATGGTGCATACCTGCTGCCAACAATGCCAAGAATATTCCCATTATCACTTCTTCTTGTAGCAAACCCACCTGTTGCTATATTACCATCTTGTGTATACAATTGCTCTTTGTTAACTGTCCAACAAAGTTGACCAGAATAAAGAAGGTCAAATATTTTCTGCTCTATTGTTTCCATAATTTGTTTTTGCTTTTAAGTCTTTTACAACTACAACTACTATCAAAAAAATCCACAGTAGAGCTATTATAAGATCTACAATTTTTTTATTTCTAAAATAAAATATTTTTATTTTTGATAGTAGTTGCATAATACATTAATTTAAAACTGACTAATTACTGATATACGACCTTCTTCATCAGCACCAAGATTATCTTGTGCCCATTTAATTGCCTCTTCTTTTGTGGCAAAATAATCCACATTTACCCATTCCTCAGCATTGCCCTGTCGTATGTGGTTAATGCTAGGAATATCTACAGCAAAATGAAGATATTCATCTGGCTTAATTGTCTCTCCTTCTTTTTTGTCTTTATTCCACTTAGGTAGTTGTGGCTCACCTGTGAATCTTATTTGTGGCTCTTCTATTTGATCTTCACTCACACCTGTCACTTCAAGTATGTTGTGGTCATAATCTGGATCATAAGACCAACCCATATAAGAAAAGAACTCACCTACTGTAAGTCCTGATTCTTCCATTGTTAATTCAGATTCTTCTCTTGGATCTTTGTTATCCGGAAATTCTGCTCTGAAAAACTTTTTATAGTTTCCAGCATCCCGGTACAGGATATCATAAATCATTTTTCACTGCTTTTATTTTTTGGTATTCTTTGTAAAATGTAATAATCAAGGGTGTCCCAGGTAATACCATTATTGCAGTCATGGCTGTTAATCATTTCTTCAAGGTCTTCCTGTGCTTCATCTTCTGTGTATAGATCATATCCATGTGCTTCTAAAGCCCTGTCTAAAAAGTCTTCCTTACTCCAGCAAATACACCCTTTAAACTTTTCCTCATACTCATCTATGATGGGCTGTATCTCTTTCATAAAAAGACATACTGAAGTTGGATCAGGTAGCTCCTCTGTGAACCTTATGTAAATCTGTTCTATCCTTTCATTCAAATCACTGTACATTTTGCTCAGTTTTTATGTCATCAAACCACACAGGTAATGTTCCTAAATGTTGTTCACAAGTAGCAGCATCCCATACATCAATAATTAGACCTACACCATCTTCAGATTGTCTTATCTGGATATCCACACCTGTTTCTTTACTCCCCACTCTTATCCAGACATTTCCATTTTGGTTTTGTATTTTAACATCTTCTTCCGTCTCATCATTAACGGTTACTGTTATTGGTAAAAACTTTTTCATCAGGATGCTATTTCTTTTATTACCGGTTCTTCCTCTTCACTTGCAAACTCATAGTCTATTTCATAGACCTTGTTTGTCTGCTTATTCACTACATTCCATACCCAGTCATTACCATGTGCTTGTAATCTATTAAATGCACTTTCTACTGCTGCTATCATTTTCTGTTCTTCAGTAGAAAAATCTTCATCATCAACTTCTTCTGTAATAGTCCAAACTATATCATATGTTGCCATAGTTACTCATGTTCTGTATTAGCTTCTAAATACTCTTCTAAAAACTGCTTTTTTGCCTCTTCTAAACTATGTGATTGTATTGTTTTCCAGTAGCTATTAGACCTCTCTGCATGTTCTGGTAAGCTGTAGACAATAACCTGATTGCTGTACCTGTTGTAACCTAAGTAGTAAGTTTTCTTTTCCATTGTTATATTAACTGTTTGTTTTTGAAATGTGTTATTATTGGATCTGGGCCATATTTTTTATAAAGATCTGCCAAATCCTTTATTCCTTCTTCTAAATATTTATCAGGTACATTAATGTGCCTAAATCCATACTTTTTTGTTACTAATAAACTTGCTTTCTTACCTGCTGGGTCACAGTCATAATTTACCACTACCTCTTTGCCTTGCAACATCTCTACAAACTCTTTAGTATAACAAAGTTCTGACTCATTCTGCACATTAACTACTGCCCATTCAGGTAAGAGTTTACTGAGTATAACTCTGTCTTTCCTTGCTTTAGTAACTAATACTTTACTGGCACCAGGTATAGAGCATTTATTCTCCACCAGAGTCATGTCAATATTACTTTTCCACTTATCTTCTTTACTTGCTAATGGCTTATAAATCTTCCATCCTATACCTGGAAACAGATAACCAAAGCATAGTTCCCCCTTTTTAATCTCTTGTTTATACCCATTAAGTGTCCATTCTTTTATAGCATAGATATCTTCTTTTTTACACTCTTCAGGTGTAATACCAAAAGAAGCCCAATACTCAATCTCTGCTTTTGTAAACTTACTTTTGACAGTACATCTGATAACTGTATATCTTTTTTGTTCTAATACAGGTTTTGTATACTTTACAATCCTACTACAGCAATCTACACCTGTATTACTAATACCAAAGTCTTTGGCTATTTTTTGGATAGCTTCGAGGTAACTAATATTAAATAACTGCTGTACTAATGCTATGCAATCACCATGGTAAGCAGCATCCCCCATATCATTATGAAATAACCGGCCATCTTTCATGTAAATACCAAAAGAAGGATTATTATCTTTCCTAAATGGACTACTTATGTTCCCATTGACCTTAAACTCTCCCAGGTAATACCTGTATATGGAGTAGTCATCTGTTTTAGCAAAGATGTCCTCAATTTGTATTACTGGCTTTCTTTTTTCCAGTTGCATATGATGGTTTTTACTTTTCCTTTTCTTCTTTCTTAATGAATTGACAAATTAACATAAAATAATTCTCTTTTATGTCAAAAAAGTTATTTGCCCAGTACGGTTTTACTTCTTTTTTTACCCTTATTTGTCCATCTGTATCCACATAACTTTCAATATCATAAAGATCTGACACATGAACATTTTTTGTATCTTCTTTCCAGGCTTCCTCAGCTAAAGCTGTTGCAAGGCCTTCAACATCTATTGTCTTATACTCTGTCTTGCTACTAACCATTTTCACTTTTTCCTTTTAGTGATTCAATATATCCCTCAATTGCTTTTTCCAGTATATCACGATTAGCTGCTTCCCAATCAGTAAATATTTGAGGATTATCAATATCTCCACCATATTCATCCTTCAACAATTTATCAGCACAATCACCTTCTTCGTAGTCTTTCTCTACAAGTTTATGTAAATCACCTTCCTGTGCTATTTCATTAGAGTGATAATAATCAGGATAGTATTGTGACACAAATTCCCATACATCTTTTGGTACTTGGTATTTACCAGTAACATCTGATTCTACTTCTTTTACAGAGGTTACGTAAATACCAGATTCTTCTGTCCAACCCATTTCTTGCATTATAAGAGAATCTACACTCTGTTCATACTCATTTTCTTCACCTACATCTATATCATTGTATCTACGTAGTTTATCTTCATTTACTTCTACTTCAATCAGATATTTTGCCATTTTCTTTTGGTTTTAAATACTTATCCAATATTGGCCATAGAGTTTCTAGTATAATACCATCTTCAGTACATTCCAACCCTTCATCCCATACAGAAACAGAGGCACCAGAAATCTCTGATGCCATCTGATCATATTCTTCCTTACTTAATCGGTTGGTCATACTATGCTTTTTGGATACGTTCCATGAACTTCTTTACCAGTGCATCATGCTCCCTTTGGAACTCTACTATAATATCCCGGTTTGCTTTGCTCATATTATTTGGTATTTCCCCCATAGTTACACCATCCAATATCCGGATCATGTCTATCTTCTCCTGCATGTTTTTAATAAAGTCTTCAGTGCTCTGAAGCTTTACTGGTGCCTTACCATCTGTCATCCTACGTTGCCTTGTTTTCTTCTCAATAGGTGCATTCTCTGTACCCATAATTACACTAGCTATTGTGGTTGCTAATTCTTCTGGTGAAACTGTGTCTAAACTTGCTGGAAATACTGATTCTGTATTCATTCTATTTTGTTTGTTTAAAGATTAAAAAATAATATTATAGTGCTATTGACCATGACCATGACATTGACCCTGACCATGACTTTGACCATGAACATGACACCGACCCTGACCATGACTTTGACCATGAACATGACACCGACCCTGACCCTGAACATGACACAGACCCTCTTTCCAGTCTGCTATGTGGTTGATTTACCATACTATTTTAATTTTAATTTTGATGTTTTAGTGTAGCTTTCTATTGATGAGAGTTGAATATAGTGCTCTTCTGATACCTTTTGAGCATCTTTATAGTTCTTTGCCGACCATTCACCAGTTTCATATACAATATGGCAGTTTTTTAATTTTATGTATTTGTCATTTACCCCTACCAATATTCCAGCATAGAAATAATTAAAACACATGATAAGAACTTCCTCATTTAACAAAATGATTAATCCTTCATTTTCTACTGCTACCAAATTAGCTTTTGTTATCATTGTTTTTTAAATTTAAAAATTAAAAATGGGAGAGGCTGTTACACCTCTCCCTAGGTTGTGAATAAAAAATTAAAAGTCTGTATCATCTACAGGTGTATCTTCTACTTGTATAAGCTCATTAATTGCTGGCTTGTATGTATCTGGATCAAATGGTTGAAGAGCACCAAGAACAGTTGCTTCTTTGTAATTCCACTTATCAAAGCTTTCTTTCCACTTCTTTAAGAAAGTATTACCTGTAAAAGCACCAGTTGTAATGCCTATGTTTACCTGCTTCATCATATAGCCGGACATAAATCCACCATAAATTTTCTGGTAGTTCTTATTGTCATCATCCATTTTCACAGTAGCAAGACATACAACATCACCTATAATACTCTCTTCTTTAGAGGCCCTAATTAAAGATCCAATATTGTCATTTATATACTTATCAGGGTTTGCAAACAGCTTTTTTATATCTAAAAAGATACTATTCTGCTCATCTGCATTCTTCTTTTTGTCATAGTAAAAGTTTACTTTGGATTGTTTCCAGTCATTACCTTCACATCCAAACATAGCCCTCATGAAAGTATACAAAGAAGCCTCACCCTGAATAGCTGGCCTAAATGCACATGGTGCTATATTTACCCATTTGGTCTTATCATCTTTGTCTTTCTCCGTATAAAACTTAAAACTTTCCCACAGTTTATCTTCAGACTCAGCATATTGGTTTATACCTGTTTGATTTACATATTGTACTTTATCACCACCTTTATTTGCTGCAGGCTTGTTGATAAGCATAAACTCTACAGGAAACTTGTCTTTTGTGTCAGCTTCAAGCCAGAACTTAATCTTTACATAATCATCTCCTGTTTTTGTTGTACCTGAATAAGAGAACTCTCCTTTTTCTTCATTGTTTTCAAAACCTAAGATTTCAGATAGCTGTTGTCTGGTAGGATTAACACATAATGGTTTGCCTTTAAAGAAGCCAATTTTAGAATTATTGCTGCTTTTTACTTCACTTTTAGTTAAGATCATACAATTATTTTTTAGTTGTTACTAGTTTTTGTTATTTTAATCTTCTGTTTTAATAAATATACTGTCCCAGTTTAATTTACCACTAAACCCTAACAGGTGTCTAGCCCTTACACCACCTATCTTTTGGTTATCACCTATAAAAGAAATCATCAGTTCCCCTTCTTCATTCCATACATTGGCTATTGCATCACATAACCTTGGTATAATATCTCTTGTCTTACCAACTAATGCTAAATCCTTTACCATTACTTCTTCACCATTCTTACTTGCTACCATTTTATCTGCTACATGGCAAACAAATATGGTACATACTCTACCCAAATCTTTAAGACTTTCATATATATCCATAATAGCTTCTCTGGTATACCTGTAACCATAACCATTTCCAAGAGTTAATACACTTTGATAATTAGGATCAGAAGGTTTTATTATTTGCCCATTCTCATCCCTGTTAAATTTCTTACCTGTAATAGAGTTCATATAATTCCAAGTACCAACCCACTCAGCATCCATATCAAGCTGTGATAATGTGTCAATGGCTACATAATCATAGGGCTTACCTGCTTCTTTAATAGTAGCTGCAAGCTCCTTTAACCATTTAAATCTTGACACAGGGCCTGCATTCTCAGGTGGCTGCATAATCATACCATCAATAAATGCACTACCATTTTCTACATCAATAATTAAACAGTTGTTTAATTTTGATAGAGCAGTTGTCTTACCTGTCTTAGGCTTGCCATACAAGACAAGAGTTTTTGGATTTACTGTTTTTGCTTTCTGTACTGTTGTGGGGAGAATTATACCTTTCTTCTCTGCACCACTTTTTGTTTCACTCATATGTTGTGTTGTTTTTTACTGTAGAAAATAAGCTCCACTTAATACTGAATTATATACATCTTCTGTTATTTTGTCTTTGTGAGGCAGCTCCTTAAACATACCTGTAGCTCCCTGAAAAGCACAACCTACTCTTATAGAATCTTCTCCATAGGTATTCTTCAGGATTTTTACACTCCTAAAATGCTTAGCACCTGTATCTTTGTTTACAAATTTGTTTGCATCATACCCAGGTACAGTAGTATTGTATCTTAGTGGGTCAAAAAGACTAAGGATAACATCTGCTGCTTCACCCGGTGCACCTGATTCTTTTATCTGGTCTACTGTAGGCTCAAAAGAATCCATTTTCTGGTACTGTACACTGCCCAATTCTCTGGTTATCTGTGCTACAAACACAGGTGTATAGCCAAAGAAGTCCCTCCATTCCTGGGCATATTCTGTGAGCTTGTCAATAGCTTCTTTTTTGGTAGTATACCCTCTTTCCATTCTCACTAGGCCAATGTGATCCACTATAGGTATTACCAGCTCATAAGGATTGTTGGGGATATACACCTTATTGTACTCAGACACCTGCTCTATTTTACCCCTCTCCTCAGCAAACTTCTTCATAAACTTATAAGAGCCCGTAGGATTATCAGCTCCTTCCTTGATAATCACAAACTCACATAGCTCATTGATGTAGTCTTCATACATCATTATCAAATCATGCTCATCAAGATTTAGCTTATTATTAGCCCACCAACCTAACATTTTTCCTATAGGTATTAGTATACCATGGTCTTTAAAGATTTTCCTGGATAGCCACTTGGTTTTAGTATAGATCTTACTTCTCTCATATGAAAACAGGATAACCTTCATTTTTAGATTAGTACTGTGCTTATTAGCCATATACCAATCAAATGGATTAAGTATCCATGCATCATGCACAAGACTTGACTTACCTGAGCCAGTAGAACCAAAAACCAATGTCATGATCTTTTTTCTTATACCCATGTACTTGTTAAGCTTGGTAAATCCCATAGAAATACTATGATTCCTACCCTCCTTACCTGCTTCAATCTCCTGTAAAATCTGGCTAAACTCTGTACTCATATATCTATGGAATTAAAAGCTTGTACAGGTGTGGTGTCTTGTGTATTCTCTTCAAGTTTCTCATCTATGTAATAGTTAAATCTACCTGAATTAAGATAAGCTGCAGAAGCTTTCATGTACTGAAAGTCACTATAATCAAGGCTGTGGGTTTTTTGGTATCTTTTCCAAGTAGCATCTTTCCTCTGCTGTACTTCTACCTTTAGTGCATGTAATAACTGGCTATCAGTTACATTGTGTTTTTTCTTAGCTTCTTCATAACACCTGTAAGTAGTTGCCTTATCTTCTCTTAATATTCTGGTAGCTCTAAACTTTACACCATTAAAATCAAATGTTGCTGTTGTTGGATATATAGACCACCAAGCCTCAAACTCTTCTGAATATTCTTTGTTAACTTTTTCTTTCTTAGGTTTGTATTGATTAAACCAGTTTTCGTAACTACCTTCAGGATTCCCTTTCAGAAATGCTTTGATATTGTTGTATTGCTGCAGTGTAACTGGCATGTTATTAATTTTTGAAAGGGTACACAATATACACTGAAACCCTTGATTTTACAAGCTTTTTGATACATATTTCTTAATCAATGTGAGGCTTAGTGACTCCAGTACTCACAGATGTTTCCCGTTGCTCCCATCTTCACTTTTTTGCAGAATAAGTTGGCACCTTCTATCATTTTTTCTTCTAATACTTTAAGTCCTTCTTCTGCCATTTCTTTGACTACTTCAGACAGACACTCATCATGTACCAGGGAAGTCAGATAAAGTTTGTCCCTCAGGTTATTCTCTATTTGATACCTTCTGAACAGCACACCTGCCATCTTAGTTTGTGAACCAGCCAAGCCCTGGATAGGATAGTTTTGTGAACATCTCTCTATGCTGCCTTTAAGCTGGTAGTACTCACTCCACATACCTTTTAGTTCAGGATTATCTTCTGTAAGTTTCTTACGGAATTTTACTTTCTCTTCCTCAGGTAGATCCTTGTAATCTCTTGGGTAGTATTTGGTGCATTGCTTCCTTACTTCCTCCATTCTTTTGTGGTCTGGTTCCCAGTATCTTCTATCAGGTACAATGTCTACATATCCCCATTTAACAGCTTTCTCTCTACCTGCTTTAAAGTAGTTGTCAAGTGCCGGAAAAGCTTTCATGTAACTATCTATAAACTCCTGAGCAACATCTTCCTCTACACCAAAATCATCTTTAAGAGTATGTGCACTGCCACCATAAGCTATTTTAAAGGATATACTTTTAGCAGCATTTCTCTCATCAGGATGTGTCTTTTTGGTAATTATAAGATTAGGATCATTCCTCATTAGTGAGAACATCTTAGTAGCTGTAAAACAATGGTAGTCACTACCATGTATAGGATGACCATTATTAAAGAAATTAATCATAGCCTCATCACCTGATACTTCTGCCAGTACCCTGGATTCCTGTGAACTATAGTCAGCATTAAGTAGTGCAAAACCATCAGGTGCAACAAATGC